GACATGAGTACAGAAGAACGTGAAGAAGCAACAAAGATGGTTGTTGCAACAGTGGTTGCAACAGGTGCAGCAATTAACGCAGCAACAGGTGCAGCAACATCTGCTGCAGTTAGTGCAGCAAGAACTACAACAGGGGGAACAACACCAACAAGTGGTGGAGGTGCTGGCGGCCCTGCCGCTGGCAATGACAAACCAAAGAGAACGGTTAGGAGACGTAAGCCGTGAAAATATTAAAAGATATGGTTGACCAACTCTGGACACTACTCGGCATGTTTATTGCCTGGGTAGTTTTAGACGGAAGTGCAAAAACCATAGTTGGATATGCAATTGTTGGAACTTTAATTGCATGGGCAGTTACGTATCCACTGCGTAATCGAGAAGATTAAGGGATTATTTGTTCTTGAGGTTGGGCACTTTGTAAGGAGATGTATGGATAAGAAAGCACTAGAAGCCGCAGCAGGTACGTACCTACGTGCAGCAGCAGCAGCAGTTGCCGCTTTGTATATGAGCGGTATTACAGACCCAAAGACTTTAGCAAATGCTTTTCTTGCAGGTCTTCTCGGCCCATTAGCCAAAGCATTAAATCCAAAGGATGCGTCCTACGGATTTGGCGCTAAGAAGTAACTTCAAGAAAGGTACATAAGTCGGATGACCAACAATATGATAATCACTGTCTTTGCAACGGTTGGAATAATAACCGCAGCCCTATTAGGGCTTCGTCAATTAGTTGAACCTTACAAAAAAAAGGCAGATTTATTTATGAGTTGGTTTGAAGATTTTAAACGAGATTGGTCTGGAGAAGAGGAGTCTCCAGGCCGAGATCGTGTTCCAGGAGTTATGGAAAGATTAAATCGCCTAGACGGAGAACTTTCCAGTAATGGAGGAAGTTCAACAAAAGATGTAGTAAATAAAATGTATGACAACCAGGGAGTCCTAATGGAGGCCTTTGTTGAAATGGGAGAGCGTTTAATTAGTATTGAAGAACATCTATCAGTTAGCAAGTCTAAAGAACCTGTTTAAGAGATGATATACCTATGAGTATGCAGACCCCAAACGATCCAAACCCATTCGCTATAGCAGGTAGGTTTTTGGCTAGCAAGTACAAAGAGGGGGCACGTTCTCAACGTGACTCTGATCAAATGAACTTAACTCAAACAACTCTAGCAATGCATGCGGCTCAACATGAGGCAACAACTAGAAGCACCGCTCAACAAGCACGTCTTACTGAAAGATCTGCAAAAGCAGGGCACGGAAGAACAATGCACTTTGCAGAGAGCGTCCATGGCTTTGCACAACCAGGAACACAAGTATCTGTAAAGTATGGAGATGCGTCTGCAAGTTATACCTCTAAAATGCCAACTCCTACTGCTGTTTCAAAACCAGGAAGAGTTCCTGTTAAGAAAGTAAGAGGCGGAAAGAAAGTTCCGTAATGGCTGGTGCAATAGACAAAGGCCATCAGTCTTATAATGATTTTAACTCTGGTGCTGAATCAAAACAAGCGCCGCTATCTGCGATTGATAAAAAGATTTTAAACTTTGCTATGAAAGTTTCAAGAAATCCAGCAATAAAGACTCATGGTCAGATACTACGTAATTTTGGTATGTACCCACCTGAGTTCTGGACTCGTGCTCAAAACCTGTCAGATCACCCAGAGGTTGACCCACAATCTAAGGAACAACTGTCTAGGATATTTTCTGAACCATCACGTCCAGGACCAATGACTGGTGGAGCACCTGTAGATGTTTATGGTAAACAGTTTTCTCATGGAGTGGAGTGGTAATGAATTGTGTTAATTGTGACAGACGAGCAATGTTTGAGTATAAAATTTCAAAAGTAGAATCTATTTTGTATTGTGGTAAGTGTTTGCCTTCCTTTTTAAATGAACGTAAAAAAGCAGGGTTGTTAACTATTACCGAAGAGTACAAGGAAGATCAAACATCAGCACTTGCGGCTTTAAAACCTGCAACTACTGAATCCGTTGAAGCACCAAAGAAGAAGGCTGCATCTAAAAAGTCGGAAAAATAAATGAAGTTAATTCGTAAGTTTGCAGTGCAAGGCCATGCCATTCCAAAGTCTTCTCATGCTCCTAGGGGTCCATTTCCTCCAGAAGTTTTAGCGGGACCACAAATGGAGCAGGACCTTGAACATGCTGATTCTTTACATGTGGCATTAGATGATGTCAGGTTTTTTAAATGTAAAGATTGTGAACGTATTCTAGAAGAGTTAGAGTTAGAAGAGCATCAATGTGATGAGTGGGATGATTAAACCCTGACATTTTACCTATCTTCTTGGATACTTACTTTTAAGGGTCCCCTAAGCGCATGGGGAAAATAAACCTCTCTAGAGAAAGAAGAAAACATGGCAGTAAATAACAACGGTAATCTTTTAGATACCGCTGGTGAAGTCGCAATTGATTTTGTATGGGGAAATCTTCCTATGCAACCAAACGACGTTCGTCCAAATGCCGTAAGTGCAGTTGGCACACCAGGTCGTCTTGATCCATTATTAGATAATCACATCACCGCTCTATCTGGATGGGGTGGATATCCTTTATTTGCCGAAAACAGTGCAGGAGAAGATGTCGCAGGTCCAACCGATTACGTACTTGTACCAAGCGTAGTTGGTTTAACAACAGCAGAAGCAACTGACGCAATGAAAGATGCAAGTCTTGTTCCAACAACTGCAACAGCAGCAACAAATGCTGCAAAGACAGTAACTGCTCTACAACGTGTTGCAGGTACAACCGTTCTTCAAGTTGCTGTAGCAAGTCACGGCTATTCTATTGGTCAAAAAGTAACACTTGCAGGACTTAGTGCTGATTTCAATGGAACCTATTCAGTTACTACTGTTGCAAGTGCAAACCAAATTAACGTAACAACAACTGCAACTACTTCATATAACGCATCTGGTCTTTCTGGAACCGTTGCTGGAGTTGCAGGAACTATAAAGACTCAATCAGTTGCAGCAGGAGCAAACAACATCTCTGTAGGTGCAGCAGTAACAATTACACCATTCGCAGCAGCATCTTAATCGGAGTCTAAATAGACAAATGGCACGTATTGCAGGTGGAGGAGCGGCTCGTCGTAATAAACGGGCTGCTCTTCCTTCTGCTCAAGAATTATTAGGAGCGTTTTACGGTTTAGGCTCTAAACAAACCGCAGGAATTTCTAAAATAACAGGATCAGGCGCCAGTATGTTTGCTGGTCTACCAACCGCAAGTTCTGTTGGTGAATTTAGTGAGTTTATATCTTTAACTAAAGCAAATGACACAATGCGTTATTACACTGGCACAAAAAAAGTTGCAAACTTAGCGGGAGAAGCATTAGCCCCAAATCTTGATAGTGATGTTTATTATGTAGACAAAGATGGAAACTTTGTTGATAGGTCTGCGTATCGCCAGTCTTACGACGTTGATGAAGATACGGGTGAGTTAATTGTTCCTGGTGAAAAGGGACCTCAATTTGGTGAGTCCGATGCCCCTGCTCCCATAACAGTTGTTCCAACTAGTACCTCTGATCCAGCACGGCCACGTACCGTCGCCGCAGGCTACGACAATACCCGTGAGGTTATTACAGTTGTGTTTAGAGATGGAACCTTCTACAATTACTACGAATGTTCGGCAGGAGATTGGCAAAAGTTTAAGTCTGTAGTTTCTAAGGGCCAGTACATCTATACGTTTCTAGATTACAAACCTCGTGGCGCTGCGGATGTTTCTAGTTTATCTGCAAATGCTAGAAAAACTTTCTACAGGTTTACTCGTGCTGCTCAATTAAACTATGGAGGACGTCCGCCTAAGAAAAGGAAATAATGCCCAAGGTACATAAAATTGGACCAAAACATTTCGTACAATTAACAAATTTTCCTTTTAAATGGGGTTTTAAGTTCTTTGTTCGTGGTTGGACTCAAGAAATTGAGTACCCATTTCGCACATCCACTCCCTTTATAGTACGCTTGCCACGATATAAAGCGTTAGTGTTTGGAAAGTGGACTGGTACAAAAAATGAAGAAGAAGCATTAACAATGGCACTAGGAAAGCGGGAAGTAACCTACGATGATTTTACGGAAGAAGCAGGATGGACACCAGCCCCAGACTCGGATAGAGAAGCGGGTGGCAACAATCCCTACTCCAGATTTGATTTCATGGATGGAGCAGTCGATGTATACGATTGGAAAACACATTACAATCTGGCAAAGACAACAGAGTGAAGCAGACCTTGATGAAATTCTTATGGGCGCCGAAGTCTTCCATGCAATTGCTAAAGAGTTAAAGCGTAGATCTAAGTCTGTGCTATGATTAACTGTCTTACTCTCTTACAGGTCAGGCGTTAACCCATCCTTAGTGATGGGTTTCGCTGTTTTATAAGGACACCATGGAATCTAAATACGACAAAGATAAGTTTGAAGAGATTAGTCCTGAGTTTTATCAGGCTGAAGAAAAACCTGTAGAAGATCCTGTAGAAGATTTACTCGATGAGTTATCGCAAAAATTTGTAGATACATTAATAGATAAGATGATGGACTTTTTAAAGGTTCTTGTCGGGCATGATTTGCATGCTTATCAGAAACCTCTAGCCCGTCGTATTATGGAATCAGTAATTATCAACGACGGTGAAGAAGTAACTGCTCTTGCTTCACGTCAGTCTGGTAAGTCTGAAACCGTCGCTGACACTGTAGCCACACTGATGATTCTCTTACCTCGTCTTGCTAAGTTATATCCTGATTTATTAGGTAAGTTTAAAGATGGAGTTTGGGTTGGGTTATTTGCCCCAACTGAATCTCAGGCCGAAACATTGTTTGGTCGTGCTGTAACTCGTTTAACCTCTGAAAGAGCCGTAGATATTATGGGCGATGTCGAAATTGACGATTCTGCAGTTCGTGTTGGCGGTGTAACTAGACAACTAAAATTAAAGAAATCAGGTTCAACAATAACCATGATGACTGCAAACCCACGAGCAAAGATTGAGTCTAAGTCTTTTCATTTGATTGTTGTGGATGAGTGTCAAGAAGCAGATGACTTTGTAGTTTCTAAGTCTATTTCTCCTATGCTTGCATACTACGCAGGAACAATGGTTAAGACAGGAACTCCCACTACAACTAAAAATAATTTTTATAGATCTATTCAATTAAATCGCAGACGTCAAACTACAAAAGGTAACAGGCAAAATCATTTCCAATGGGATTGGAAAGATGTAGCAAAATTTAATCCAAACTACGAAAAGTTTATTCGTAAAGAGATGTTGCGTATTGGAGAAGAGTCCGATGAGTTTCAAATGTCTTATAACTGTAAGTGGCTCTTAGAAAGAGGAATGTTTGTTACCTCTTCAATTATGGATGACTTAGGCGACACGTCTCAAGAACTTGTCAAGGTATGGCACAAGACCCCAGTTGTTGTTGGTATTGACCCTGCTCGTAAAACTGACAGTACAGTTGTTACTGTTGTCTGGGTTGATTGGGATCGTCCTGATGAGTTTGGTTATTTTGATCATCGAATTCTTAACTGGTTAGAAATGCAAGGAGATGATTGGGAAGAGCAGTATTATCAAATAGTAAACTTTTTAAGTAACTATGATGTACTTGCTGTTGGTGTAGACGCTAACGGTGTAGGAGATGCTGTTGCCCAACGTTTAAAACTTTTATTACCAAGAGCAGAGGTTATGTCTTTAACGTCTAGCCCATCTGAACAATCAAAACGATGGAAACACCTACAAGCATTAATTCAACGTAAGATGATTGCGTGGCCTGCTCATGCAAAAACTAGGCGCCTACGTACATGGAAACGGTTTTATCAACAGATGGTTGATGCAGAAGTACAATATAAGGGTCCAAATTTTCTTGTAGCAGCCCCCGATGAATCCTACGCACATGACGATTTTGTAGATTCTTTATCCATTGCTTGTTCCTTAACCCAAGACTTAGTAATGCCAGAAGTAGTAGCCTCTAGCAATCCTTTTTTCTAGTTAAACAACAATTTAGACCAAAAAGGGTGGAAACTATTACCAAGGAAAAGGCCTTTCCCAATTCAATCCTTAAGGAGTCATAAATGACAATATCACCAGCACCTCGCTTCCCAGAGCGTGCACCACAGGTTTATGAGCGCAAGGGTGCAGATAATGCAACTCGCCGTGGACCACTACGTTTTGAAGAGGGTGTCGCAACTGATACCGATATTCCAAACGATTTTCAATTAGGAATGCAACAAGGTTCAGCCGTTGCTGCAGGACGTCCAAACCGTAATGCACCAGTATGGCAAAAGCCTGCTGCAGAAACACTTGCTGAACGTGCTCACGTAGGTTCTGCATCATGGACAGAAGCACCAACATTTCTTGGTGAGTTTGCTCATGGAACAATGAACGACTACTCAGCAGCACAGATTGAGACAGTTGCTCGTTCAGGTGGACGGACTCAACGTCAGTCCCCAACAGTCGTAAACGACTAAGTTACTTATTAACACCCAACTCCGTTCATACTATAAGGTATGAGCGGAGATTGGTCATCTACGGAGGAGACGTAAATGCGTAAACCTGCTAACCCAAAACTGTATGCGATGTTTGTTGCTCAAGCACGAGCAAAATATTCTAACTATCCAAATCCTGGAGCATCGGCATGGGTAAGTAAAAAGTATCAACAAGCAGGCGGACAGTATGTTGAAACAACTGAAGCAAGTCGTCGGGCAAATATGGCTAAGAAAAAACAAGAGAACGCAAAAAATAAAGAACGTGAAAGTAACAAAGACACAAAGAATTCTAAAAAAGAAAAAGATAAAGGCAAGAAGTAATGTCATTTTTGGACTTTAGTCCGCCGTCATATAGAGCGGCATCATCTGATTTAACTATTTCTATTTCTCCACTTGGATTAGTAGAACTTGCTGACGAAGAATTTGAAGTTCATGGTCCTCGCCTAAACCGTTATTCATTAAATTGGGCAATGTATCTAGGTCACCATTGGGGGTACCGTCGTGAGCAAGGCGAAATGCAAATTGCTGTTAACTACTATCGGGCGTTTAATGATTATCTTTCCCGTTTTACTTTTGGTCGTGGGGTGCATTACAGGTCTCCGAAAGCGACTGAAGCGATTGTACCTGACAGGTTGGAACGGGTTTGGACGGTAGATAATGACAAGATGCGTGTCCTACTTGAAATGGGACAGCAAGGCGGAATTACAGGAGATTGTTTTGTTAAAGTAGCATACGAAGAACCTTGGACAGACTCTGCAGGATTATTACATCCTGGTCGTGTTCGTATTCTTCCTATGAACTCCTCTTTCTGTTTTCCAGAATTTCATCCACATGATAGAAATAGACTTTTAAGATTTAAACAAAAATATCGTTTCTGGGGTACATCTTTAGAAGGTACTCGTCAAGTATTTACTTATACTGAAATTCTTACTGATGACATTATTGAAGAGTACGTAAATGATGAACTAATTGATTCACGTCCAAATCCTTTGGGCGTAATTCCTGTAGTTCATATTCCTAATGTTCCTGTTTCAGGATCGCCGTGGGGTCTCTCGGACGCACACGACATCATCACTATAAACCGTGCATATAACGAAATTAGCACTGATGTTGCAGACATCATTAACTACCACGCATCGCCAGTAACGGTAATCGTGGGTGCTAAAGCCTCTAACTTAGAAAAAGGCGCTAAGAAGGTTTGGGGCGGTCTTCCAAAAGATGCTCAAGTCTTCAACTTAGAAGGTGGTGCACAAGGTATAGACGGAGCCTTAAAGTACCTAGAACTATTAAAGCGCTCAATGCATGAACTTATGAACATTCCAGAAACCGCACTGGGACAAGTTCAACCAATTTCAAATACTTCTGGCGTTGCTCTTTCTATTCAATACCAACCATTGATGAATCGTTACTCCCAAAAAGTTGCACAGTATGGTAAAGGTTTAGAAAAGATAAACGAATTAGTAATGAAGACTCTTGCAGTTAAAGAACCACAGACATTTATTTATAATCCAGATGAAGATGGACCAATCAAAGAAGGTCAGTATCCACAACTAGATCCTAATGATCCCGTTACTTACATTAACTATGCACAGTTTCCACAACCTCTACCTCTTGATAAACTAATTGTTCTTAATGAACTTCAAACTAAATTGGGTATGGGACTTGAGTCTAAAGAGGGTGCATTACGTCAACTTGGTGAAGAATTCCCTGAAGAGAAGTTGCAAGAAATTCGTAAAGAACTCATGGCCGATGCTGAGGCTGATGGTGCTCTACAACTTATAAAAATTCAAATTCAAAAACAGATTATGGACATGACTGGCATGATGCCAGGACCCGATGGTAATAGTGCTATTCCAATGCAGCCTACCGTTATAGGTGATGGAGACATGATGGGTGACGGAATGCAGGGCCCTCAAGATGCTGATAATCCTTTAAATCCAGCCAGTCAAGAAACAAAAGGCATGGAAGTTGAAGCAGAGGCTGAGATAAGAAACAAACTTGTCACTGACGCTTATGGAACAAAAATTCCACAAAGAAGAACAGTAGACAGGGATTAATTAAAATTCTGATGTAAAATCAGATTTTACCGAGACATATGCAGTTTAATAGACTGCAATTATCTTGTTAAAAACCAGTGATACGCCGAAAGGCATTCGGACAACGACCCAAGAAAGATAAGTGAAACCTATGGAAAATACAGTAGAAACCGCTGATCTATTGTCACCAGAAATTCTGGCAGCAATACCAGCACAAGAAAATCCAAGTGAGGTAGGTTCTGTGTATAGCGCAGAAGACATTGCTAAGGCTCGTGAACAAGAGAAAGCAAAGTTATACCCTCAGATGGAAAAGATGAAAGAAGAACTATCATCTTTAAAGAAGGCTCGTGAAGAACAAGCCGCTAAAGAAGCAGAACGTGAACAACGTGTTGCTGAAGAGTTAGTTCGCAAAGAAGCACAAAAGAAAGAAGAAGAGGAATCTGAACTTTCTTTTAAAGACCTCCTAAAAAAGAAGGAGCAAGAATTTCAGTCTCAATTAGAGGCTGAGCGTCTTGAGAGAGAACGTGCCTTTGCTCTATTAGAACAGGAACGTAAGTTCCAAGAAGTTATGAATTATCGTCAACAAAGAGTTGAGCAAGAGCGGGACAATATTGTTCCTGAATTGATTGACTTGATTGACGGCAACAGTGCAGATGAAGTAGAGCAGAGCATCGCAATGTTGAAAGAAAAATCTGCTCGAATTTTGTCATCTGCTCAACAAGCAATGCAAAGCGCAAGACAACAAATGGCAGGAACTAGAATTACTAATCCTGCCGCAGGACCCCTCGATAATGATTCGGAACAAAAATCGTACTCACCTGATTCGATCAGGGAAATGTCATTGGCGGATTATGCGAAACAAAGAGCCAAACTACTTGGCACAGCAGCCAGCAATCGTGGTCAGGGACTGTTCGGTTAATCCCAAACAACTACTAGGAAAGGACTTGACCTAAATGGCAAGTGCAATTACAGGTACAGGGCAACTCGCAGGAGCCCCAACCGCATACTCAGGCTCAAATACAAGCCTGAGCCAAGCAATTCAAACAATCTGGTCGAAAGAAATTTTGTTCCAGGCAATGCCAATTCTTCGTTTCGAACAATTCGCAGTTAAGAAGACTGAACTAGGTGTAGCACCTGGTCTTCGTGTGAACTTCCTTCGTTACAAGAACTTCGCAGTAGATCCAACTCCTCTAACAGAAGGTGTTCGTATGACTACGAATGCACTTACTGCAGAGCAAATTGCAATCACAGTAGCAGAACACGGTTATGCCGTTGCTGTTTCTGAATTGCTACTTAATGCATCATTCGATGATGTAATGGCTTCAGCATCTCGTCTTCTAGGACGCCAAATGGCGCAATACCTAGATGTACAAGCACGTAACACTTTATCTGCAGCAACTTCTGCAGTGTTCGGTTATGACCGTTCATCAGTACAAGGTGTTAATGACTGGTACAACGAAGGTACAGTAGCAACACAAATGTCAGACCTTGATGGTAACTACAAGTTATCAACTGGTGCTGTAAAGGATGCTGCTCTTACCCTTGCTGGTAAGAACATCCCTCGTTTAGGCGAGACATACGTACAGTTCGTACACCCAAAGCAGTCACGTGATATTCGTTCGAACCCAGAGTTCATCGAAGTAACTAAGTACGCTGCTCCAGGTAACTTCATGCTAGGTGAAATCGGTCGTCTATACGACGTAGTATTCATCGAAACAACACAGGTTAAAAAACTATCAGTTAACGCTGCATACACAACTTCAACTTCTGTTGGTCTTCCAGCATCTCAAATTGAAGTTCCTGTTAAGGCTAACACTGCTCCAGGAAGTGGTGGAAACCCAGAGTCTGCAAATTACACAGCAGAAAAAGGTTACCTAACATCAGCAACTGGTAACGGTGCTGAAGTTTACGAATCAATCATGATTGGTGACAACGCATTTGGTCACGCAATCTCTCTTCCAGTTGAACTTCGTGATGGTGGCGTTCTTGACTTCGGTCGTGAGCACGCTCTTGCTTGGTATGCAATTTGGGGTCTTGGCGTAATTACCGATCAAGCAATTGTTAAGGTTTACACCAACTAATAAATCGCTTTACCTGATGTCTGGGAGCCTTACTCCTTTTTTGGCTCCCAGCCATCACTAACTAACTTAGGAGAATAAACACCGTGGCAAACACACAAACAAGTCCGCTTGATGCAACAGGCAAAGCAGCGGAGCAAGCAGCAAAGAAAAATGCAGAAGCATTAAAAAAGCGTAAAGAAGAAATTTCTATCGCTACTCAACTTGAATCAGAGAGTCTAGAAAAAGATGTCTTTGATCCTAAAAAACCAGATGCACCATTAGTGCTGGATGAAATCGAGAATGTTGGAGTTTCAACTGCAGGTGACATGGTTGTCATTCGCACAATCACCGACATTGATGATATGAGTTATGGAGTTGGCAATACCTACACCTTTAAAGCAGGTGTTAAGTACAGGGTTCCAAAATCTCTTGCCGATTACCTAGAACAACTAGGTTACATTTGGCGGCCAAACTAAAGACTAGCCGTCGCTAGTAGTCCGACTCTCAACTGGTTCCCGCCCTCCTCCCAGTTGGGAGTTGGACCTTTTTATTTTTGCGCTGAATAAATTCTTAATACACGAGATGATTGGCATAGAATTTTAACGGAGGTTATGTGGCTACGATTGCAAGCCTAGCGGATCGATTACGGTCTGAAATTGGCGATATCCCAAAGTCTTTTGTTTATCAGTTTACTGCTGATGGGACTACTAACCGCTACCTAATTCCTTACTCCCCTTTAGATGGATTAAATCTAATAATTAACTTAAACGGAACAGATGTATCTGATGATGTAGAGGTTGAAGAAGCAACTGGTTATATTGTTTTTGATACGGTGCCTGCGGCAGATGCTGCAATAATTGTTGCTGGAAACTACTTTAGATACTTTACAACAACCGAAGTTCAATCTTACATAAGCACAGCGTTTTTAGAACACTCAGCCTTCCACACCGATGCCTACGGTCGCAGTGTTAGTCTGCAGAATATGCCTGCACTTGAAGAGTATCCCGTAGTTATTTACGCATCAACTCTAGCGCTTTATGCATTGGCTAATGATGCTGCTTTTGATATTAACGTCTTTGCTCCAGATGGTGTAACAATTCCAAGGTCTGAACGTTATCAACAATTAATGCAGATGATTGAATCTAGAAAACAGCAGTACAAAGAGTTGTGTTCCCAACTTGGTATTGGTCTTTATAAAATTGATGTCTTTAGTTTCCGCAGAATTTCTAAGACTACTAATCACTACGTACCAATCTTTCAACCACAAGAGATCGACGACCGCTCAGCCGCTACCCGTGTCCACCTGCCTACTCCTACCTATGGCAATGTGGAAACTCCAGTATCAATTGTTACTCAGGACCTCTTTGTCTATGAGGGAGATGCCTACGAGTTTACTATCGTTCTTGATTTTGAAGTGGATACCTATACCGCAAAAGCAGATATTCTAGGAGTAGGTATTCCTGGAGTTATAACAACTTTTACAATTACATTTCCAAATGTCGGTACAGCAGACGGAGCAGGCCTTCGTACTCTAAAATTAGCACTCACTGGAACACAGACACGTATGTTACCTCGAACCTCTTATTATGATGTTCAGTTAACTAAAGACGGGGTCACTCAAACATATGTTAGAGGAAAGATATTTAAGACAGAAGAGGTAACAGAATGAGTCAGTACGTAAGACCAGGAACTACTGTTCCAATTGTAGTAAATGACGTAATCTTAATAACTACACCCTCTGGTACTCAAGACTTTGGAACAACTAGCGGTGCACTAGAGCCACAAGCCTTAGCGTATGAGCATACTCAAAATGCAGTTAGTTCTTCTTGGGTAATAACTCATAATTTAGGCTTTAAGCCTAACGTTACAGTTGTAGACTCTGGGGGTACAATATATGAAGGTGAAATAACATACACTAATTCGAACTCACTTACGGTCTCGTTTTCTCAAGCCTTTTCAGGAAAAGCATATTTATCTTAAGGAGATAATGTAGATGGCCCGTAAGTTTTTAACCCCGATTGATTTAAACAAATTAGAATTACAAAATGCAAGAATACAAAACTTAGCGACCGCCCCAGCATCTCCCGTAGTTGGTCAAGTTTATTTTGACACAGTATTATTATATCTACGTACATGGAATGGCACTGCATGGATTAATGCAAGTCAAGGTTCGCAAGGAACTACTGGAGCACAAGGTACACAAGGTACCCTTGGTGCACAGGGAACTCTTGGAACACAAGGTGCGGTAGGTAGTCAAGGTACTGTTGGCTCACAAGGAGCAGTTGGCTCACAAGGCACAGTAGGTTCCCAAGGAACTGCTGGTGCACAAGGTTTAAACGGTTCTAATGGTGCTCAAGGTACACAAGGTACCTTAGGTGCACAAGGAACTGTTGGTTCACAAGGAACTCAAGGAACTCTAGGTTCACAAGGTACTCAAGGAACTTTAGGTTCACAAGGTACTCAAGGAACTTTAGGTTCACAAGGAACTCAAGGAACTGCTGGTGCACAAGGTCTTGATGGTACTCAGGGTACTCAAGGTACTGAAGGTTCATTTGGTGGTATTACTGTTGAGTATACATATAGTAATAACACAACTATGTCAGACCCAGGCGACAACTTTGCTCGTCTAAACAATGCTAACTTAACTTTAGTTTCACACATTGCATTAGATGATAATCCTTCTGATGGTAACTACGATATTTCTAATTTCTTACAGACTATTGATGATTCAACATCAACAATTAAAGGTCACGTAAAAGTATCTAAGAAATTTGATACATCTGTCTTTGCACTTTACACAATTGCTGGTCTTACAGACTCAGCCCCAAATTGGTTTGATATAGAAGTTGCTTACGTATCTGGTAACGGAACATTTACCAATGGCGAAGAACTTTTATTTACATTTGCTCGTACAGGTGATGTTGGTGCTCAAGGAACCCAGGGAACAACTGGTTCTCAAGGAGTACAAGGCACAGTTGGCTCACAAGGAACCCAAGGTACCGTTGGATCACAAGGTACTGTTGGTTCTCAAGGTACTCAAGGTACCGTTGGTTCACAGGGAACAATTGGATCTCAAGGAACCGTTGGTAGCCAAGGTACCCTTGGTGCTCAAGGTGCTGTAGGTTCTCAAGGAACTGTAGGAGCCCAAGGTACTCAAGGTACTGTAGGTGCTCAAGGTGTACAAGGAAGTGTCGGCACACAAGGTACACAAGGAACTGTTGGATCTCAAGGCGTACAAGGTACAGTTGGTACTCAAGGAACTCAAGGTACATTAGGTGCTCAAGGAACTGTTGGTGCTCAAGGTACTGTTGGTTCACAAGGAACATTAGGAACTCAAGGTGCTACAGGTACATTTGGTGGAGAAACTTTCAACTACGATTTCCTAACTAGTACCTCAAACACAGACCCAGGTTCAGGTAATTTTAAATTTAACAATGGAACAATTGCTTCGGCAACTGCACTTTACATTGATAATATCGATGGAAATGCAGTTAACATTACTTCATTCTTACAAACTATTGATGACTCAACATCAGGCATCAAAGGAACAATTAAGATATCAGGTGCAGACGAGCCTAATGCTAACTATGCGTTCTTCCAGATTGTTGGTACTCACAATGAGAACTCTGGTGCATATTTTACGGTTCCAATTGCATACGTTTCTGGTTCTCTATCAATTGGTAACACTGATCCAGCATATTTAACATTTGCACGAGTTGGTGACAAGGGTGATACTGGTGCTCAGGGTACAACAGGTGCACAAGGCGTACAAGGTACAGTTGGTAGCCAAGGAACCCAAGGTACTCTTGGAGCCCAAGGTACAACTGGCGCTCAAGGTACACAGGGTACAGTTGGTGCTCAAGGAACTGTCGGTTCTCAAGGAACTCAAGGCGTTCAAGGAACACTAGGAGCCCAAGGTACTCAAGGTACTGATGGAACTCAAGGTACTGTTGGTAGCCAAGGCACAGTTGGTTCACAAGGAACTGTTGGTGCACAGGGTACTGTAGGTGCTCAAGGAACTGTCGGTGCTCAAGGAACTGTCGGTGCTCAAGGCACAGTAGGTGCTCAAGGCACAGTTGGATCTCAAGGAACCGTAGGTGCTCAAGGTACCCAAGGAACTTTAGGTGCTCAAGGTACTCAAGGTACCCTTGGTGCTCAAGGTGTTCAAGGACAATCTGATCGCTACAAGACTACCTCTACAACTTCACGTTCAATTGCAGTAGCAAACAACGTAAGTTTTGTACTAGTTGATCCAAATCTTTCATACTCAGTAGGTCAAGACGTAGTAGTTGCTTACGATGTAAACAACAACATGTCTGCAACTGTAGTAAGTTACACATCAAACACTGACACACTTGTTGTAAACGTTAATGACGTTAGAGGTTCAGGAACATACTCTGCATGGTCAATTAACTTAGACGGTGCTACTGGTGTACAGGGTACGACTGGTGCACAAGGAACTGTTGGTTCTCAAGGTACAACAGGAACCCAAGGAACTCTTGGAACTCAAGGTATCTCTGGTCAACTTGGAACTTACGCAGAGACTATTACTCCAGTGTCTCCATACTCAGCAACAACATTTACAATTACACACAGCCTTGGAACACGAGATGTGTTAGTAACTGTTCAAGACGCTACTTACAACGAAGTAGTTACTGATGTAATTGCATCAACTACATCTGCTGTAACTATCGGATTTGCAGTTGCTCCTACTTCAGGTGAAACTTATCGGGTCGTAGTAAAGGCTTAATACGTGAGTAAAAGAGCCTTAGTACCTATCAACGTACTTGCCATAGGCACAGAGCCTACAGGCAGGTACGCTGGTGACATCTACTACAACACAGATGCAAAGAATCTATTTGTATTTGATGGTGCACAGTGGTTTGAGATTGTTACTAACGCAGCAGCAGATATACTTGAAGGCGGAGATGAGGCTGGAGGAAGTGATTCTTATTCAGCAACAATTGATGGCGGAAATGAAGCAGGTGGGTCAGATGTTTATGCCCTTTCGTATGATGGTGGAGGAGTAATTTAATGGCATCAGTACGCATTCAAGTACGACGAGGAACCGCTGGTCAATGGACTGCAAATAATCCAACGCCATATGCTGGTGAAGTTTGCTACGACACTACAAATAAGACATTTAAAATTGGTGATGGCAGTACTGCTTATGCTACTTTGCCATACTTTATTGATGAGGATGCAATTGCTGCACTTATCGCAGGTTCAGCATTAAGCACTACAGACGATCTTTCTGAAGGTACTGTAAATAAATATGCTACAAATACACGTATTGCAAATGCCTTAAATAGCGGCAGTAAAACAGGTATTACATTTACCTACGATGCTGGAACACAGGTAATTAATACAACTGTAACTCAAGTTCAAGGTACTACTGGTGCACAGGGAACTACAGGTGCTCAAGGCGTTCAAGGTACACAGGGATTACAAGGACCAACAGGAACTCAAGGTACACAGGGAACTCAAGGTACACAGGGAACTTTAGGTGCTCAAGGAACTACAGGAACACAAGGAAGTGTTGGTACACAAGGTACACAAGGAACTCAGGGAACTCAAGGAACTCAGGGAACCCAAGGAGTACAAGGAACTCAAGGTTTAAATGGTTCTACTGGATCCCAAGGTACTGTTGGTGCACAAGGAACTGTAGGTTCTCAAGGAACTACAGGTACTCAAGGAACTCTAGGTACCCAAGGTACTGTTGGTAGTTTTGGTGGAGCCACCTTTGATTACACTTTTTTAACAAGTACTACTAATGCTGATCCAGGAACTGGAAACTTAAGATTTAACGCATCTCCTACAACAGCAACTGCTATGTACATTGATGCAAGTAATGATGATTCTACAGACATCTCTTCCTTCTTACAAACAATTGATGATTCTACTTCAACAATTAAAGGACACTTCCGTGTATCAAAGAAATTAGATACCAGTGTATTTAAACTTTATACAATTTCTTCTCTTACAGATAACACAGGTTGGTTTACTGTTAATATTGCTTATGTTTCTGGAAATGGAACATTATCTAACTCTGATGATATTTTAATTACCTTTGCTCGTACTGGTGACAAGGGTGACACAGGTGCTCAAGGCACTGTTGGTGCTCAGGGAAGTGTTGGTACTCAAGGTACTGCTGGTTTTGTAGGATCTAATGGAGCCCAAGGTACTCAAGGTACTGCTGGTTTTGTAGGATCTAATGGATCCCAAGGTACGGTAGGTTCACAAGGAACACAAGGTACTCAAGGTACTCAAGGTACTCTAGGTACCCAAGGTATTGGCGGAACTAACGGTACTCAAGGTACACAAGGAACTATTGGACAAGTTGCTGCTGATCCAACAACTACAGTGTTGTTGTACGGTGGAATGTAACTAAAGTAGTTCTGTACTGCCGTTGTGAATTTGGCTGTGTTGAGCCGCTTCTGATAAAAACTTTATAGGTTTATATATTTGTGGTTTTACTGTAAAGGTATTAAATCGCATTTGATTTTTTTCTTGCTTCATTCTAAAGTTAAATATATACCAATCTATAGGGCAGTTAATTCCTTGTAATTTAATATCTGCAATTGCTTTTTCTGCCCCACGTCTACTTACAGCATATCCTGCACAAGACCACTGCTGATAAGACTTGCAAATGTGCTCTTCACTTAAATCATGCTCAGATTCATTATATGCAAAGAGTGAATCATCAGGTACAAAAAAAGAAAAGAAATCCCAGATAGGCATTAGTTCGCTCATGTATAACTCTGCAATACCTTTAAAGTTTTTACTTATGACTATGTCATCTTCAAACAATATTAATACCTTTTTATCAGACTCTAAAAACTTTTTATATGCCAAGTAAGTACTTGCCCAAACTCCCACAACACCAGAACTTGGAGGGAAGGTCTCTCCTGGCTTACAGAAATCAGTAACCGTATTTACTTTAAACTCTGGGGTTTGATTAATAAATGCTTCAGCCTTCTCTGCTGTATTTAGATACATAGTCTCAGAGCCAAGGCGTGGCAAGAAGGACATAGAGTTTAAAATGCCCTCATAAGATTTGTTTCTTAGTTCATTTCCAGTATCAGTATGAAAGACCTCAAAGCAGGCGTTATCTAGCACTTCTCAATCCATACTTGATATCCAGATTCAATCATTGTGTACTCGCCTTTACAGAGATTAAGAACGCAATCCACGCCCCTCTTTGGCTCTCTGTACTCTCCTCCGCCGTAGTTCCAGAGGTAATCATCAAATGCCATCACCCCACCTGATTCCAGGTGCCTGAAGCCATTTAAGCCATCCATAGCGGTCTGCAGAGCGGTGTGGTCGCCATCTATGTATATGAAGTTATATGAACTAGCGTTACGAATAAAGAAGTCATCACTGGTCATCTTGTGCTTTAAGATTCTTCCATCCTTTGGGAATCTTGAATCATAGTAAGCCTCTACTGAAACAAAATCTAAATCTTCATGGGCGGTCTCTTCACTGCCTTCCCATGTATCTACATCATCTAGATATTCAATCTCTCGATTAGTAAGTAGCCACTGCGTGGCGTCTCCTGTGTAGGTGCCGATCTGCAGTGCACGAAGTGGAACACTTGGTACATGTCTGAAGTACTTCTCTACATCTTTAAACCAATTAGGAAACATTAGTTAAACAACTTCATATTGTTAAGACATCCATTCACATACTCTTGAGACATCTCATAATTATCTAACAGATGTTCAAACAGAATCTTACTTTCATCTCTACGCCCAATCCACCAACTAGCAACAGCCTTCTCAAATAGTAGGCAGTATGAGCCGTTGTATTCAACATATCCTGGCAGTGGCTGATTATAGGTAGTAGTAGCAAATAGCAGACCTAGTTCAGCATAGGTATAGCATTCTTGATACTCCTTATTTCGTTCTTTAATTCTACAGAGCAGGAAGTATGCCTCTGGTCTATTTGGTAAATAAGCAATAGCCTGCATAATGTTGTTGTACACGGTGCGGTTTCTATCTCCTTGAGCACCCCAACATAGAGCCATCTTTAACAGAGATGTGTAGGTAATTAATGGGTGGGTTTTATACCCGTGTTCAGCGGCTCTTAAGTAAAACCCTGCTGCAGATGCGTACTGTAACTGCTCTTCATAAGCAGATGCTAAATCAAAGTTAATCTGAGGATCATTAGGATTTTCAGCCAGTTTTAAAGCCAACTCTTTAACGTCCATAAGACATGGCCTCCGTAATTATCCCGTTCACAACCTTCTTAGGAACCTCAAGAAGAAATGCACAGTTATCTTGAACACCAAATGTTAGTAATAATTTTCCTTTAAGAATTGCTGCGCCAACACAGAACTCAATAGGTGTATCTAAAAATGCAAATGGATTTGTCACGCCAACAAAGTTAAACTCTTTATCCCACACAATCATTCGATGACGATATGTAGAGTCTTTTTGATTTAAATAATTTTTCCACAATCTAACCTCATGAGTAAATGCAATATAATAATCGCCCCATGCAACGATGTTAGTGCCACCACGTTGATCAGGAGAAATCGGCGGAGTTTCTTTTACTTGTATCTGCTTACATTCAGACTTATCAGGATCAGCCCAAACGACTTCGGTAGGCATAGCCCACTTAACAAAATGATATGGCATATCAAGGATAGGCATCCAATTCTTTTCACAATAAGAATTAACATCTACAGGAGGTGGGATACGAACTCGTTGTACCTCTTTGGCTGTCCAATTGGTTTTATCTAATTCTATTTTGGAGTACTCCATGCGACCTTGCCCATTGGGCGTGGTATCACGCCGTACCCCGATCAGGTAGTAGTTACCATCCCACTGAGTAATGCGGACATCTTCTTCACCAACAAACTCCCAGATAGGTGGAACATCAAATTTAGAATAATCAACTTTAGTAAAATTAATTAAATTGTAATCCTTATCAAGACGGCCTAGGTAATTGGTCGTAACTAGTCGTTGGTCTCTTTCAGGATGTAGATAAGAGAGAGGTCCCCAAGGACTAAAAAATCTTTGATCTTTTTCAGAGTGATAGAGCGTGTAATTTACGTGACGAATATTTACTAATATATCGCCATCATGATCAATAAAGATAGATGGATTCATTAGACCCATACCGTATGAGGTTGAATGAGGTAGAATTAGGGGCGCTAATTTGCCCCCTTGAGAAACCGATTTTTGCACCAAATTCATAGGGACACTTTAGCCCACATAGTATTCTTGTACCAACTAACCTATGCTTATCCCCTTCGAAGGAGTCTCATGCCAACAGTATACAAAACGCTAGGGCAATCAAACCCAGCAGCAACAACAGCAACCACACTCTATACAGTGCCAACTTCAGGAACTGATACTGTTGTTTCTACAATCACCGTTTGTAACCAAGCCTCAACTGCAGGAACATTCCGCATTGCAGTTCGTCAATATTCAGCATCATTAGCAGCACAACACTACATTGCCTATGACACACCAATTGCAGCAAATGATACAATTGCACTAACATTAGGACTTACCTTAGATCATAATGGTACTAATGGGGACATCGTTTCAGTGTATGCATCATCTGCAAATATGTCCTTCTCCGCATTCGGTTCTGAAATTTCTTAAAGGAGGTCGCTAGTAATGGCGATTAGCAGATTATCAGACGCTTCTATACAAGATGGCCTTCCAAAGTTCGATAACTTGTGGGATGGCAAAACCGCTACATCTTCTATTGATACTTTAGGTGTTGTGGCAGTTGGTTCTGCTGGTGCTGCTACTGTTGAGTTTACTTCAATACCTTCAACTTATACGCATTTACAAATAAGAAGTATTTTAAGAAATACTGGTGCTAGTGCCAGTTCATCTGATTTGTTTATGAATTTTAATAGCGATACTGGTACTAATTATCGAGGGTATAAACAAATTGGTGGAGATGGTAGTAGTGTTTTTGCGGTTGCTAGTGGTACTTCAACTGGGGCTATAAATAAAATAGCAAATGCTTACTTTCTAAATAATGGAAATACCGCAAATGTGTATAGTGTGTGGATTTGCGATATTTTAGATTATGCAAATACAAACAAGTATAAAGTAACAAGATGCCTTAACGGACAAGACCTTAACGGAAGTGGTAGTATTAGATTTATATCTGGTCTGTGGATGAGTACTTCTGCAATTAATTCAATAACATTAACAGTAGAATTTAGCAATAATTTTGCTCAACATACTCAATTCGCCCTCTATGGAATTAAATAAAAGCGGGTATATAAAATGGCAACCTACAAACCAATACAATCAATAGTCTTAAGCACTTCTGCTAGTAGTGTTCTTTTTTCTGGTATACCGCAGGATTATACTGATTTGATAGTTGTAGTAACAGGAAATACTGCTAGTGGTGGCGAGGTTGGTAGTCTTATTAGAGTTGGTAATAACTCGTTAGATACTGGTAATAACTATTCTATGACGGAAATCTATGGCAATGGAACATCAGCAGCAAGTTATAGAGATACAGGTACAAGTTATCTGAATGTATTGATATCAACAAGTGGCACATCTACTGGAAATACAGTGTTACAATTTATAAATTATTCTAATAGCACTACTTTCAAAACAGTTTTGTCAAAAAGTCATGCGCCTTCAGTATCTTTAAGAAGCGCTGTTGGTTTATGGCGTTCAACTAGCGCAATTAACATTATTTCAATTGCACCATATACAGGTAGTTGGGCAGCAGGCTCAACCTTTGATCTATATGGAATTGGTGTAGGAGTACCAAAAGCAACTGGCGGGAATATATCATCTGATGGTAATTATTGGTATCACACTTTTACCGCTTCAGGTTCTCTTGTTACAAGTAAGGCATTAACTTGCGATGTTCTATCTGTTGGCGGTGGCGGTGGCGGAGGATGGAATAACGCAGGTGGCGGTGGCGGTGGTGAAGTAGATATCCTTAGTAGTCTATCAATTGCCTCTGGAGTTACTAAAACAGTTACTATTGGTGGCGGTGGCGCTAGAGCAACCAGCACCTCATCTGCAGGTGCAAATGGTGTAACTACAACTTTTGCAAGTGATACATCATCTTTAGGTGGAGGTGGCGGTGGAACTGGTGATGCATCTGCTGCTAATGAGGCTGGACAAACTGGTGGCTCAGGTGGCGGTGGTGCTTTAGGCCGTGCTGGCGGTAGCGCTTCAGGTTCTAATACAAATATTGGTGGTGCAGGTTTTGCAGTAGGTAGCGGACCTGAAAGATATGCTGGTGGTGGAGGTGGAGGTGCAACCTCTGCTGGTGGAGCCGCAAATGCATCTACTCGTGTTTCAGGTGCTGGCGGACAGGGATATGCCTTATCAAATATATTTTCTGGACTAACTATTTCAGGCTTAACACATTTTGGTTCTGGAGGTTCTGGCGGTATTTATGTTAGTGGTTCTACTGGTACAGCAGGAACTGCTGGTACAAATGCTGGAACTGGTGGACAACAAACTTCAAGTGGAAACGTAAATCCAACAAGTCCAACAATTAATGGCGGTGGTGGCGGTGGCGGAGGAGCGTATGTTTCAGTCAATGGTCGTGAGGGATCTAATGGTGCTTCAGGTATTGTAATTGTGAGGTATGCAGTATGAGTCTAGAAACAATGACAAAGTTGGCTACTACTACATTAAGTACTAGTACTGCAAGTGTGACGTTTTCTAATATACCGCAAACATACACGGACCTAAAAATATCTGTATCTGGAAGAACAACGGGTGGCGTCGGTGGCAGCAGCGAACTCGGAACTATAAGTTTTAGTTTTGGCTCTACGTCATACACCTGGACTGAAAGAATACTTGGTGCAAACGGAACTGCGGCGTACTCCACTACTAATTCTGTAGTAGCGACATCACAGCCTATATACTGGTTAAATGGCAGCGGTTCTACCGCAAGTACCTTTGCAAGCGTTAACGTAGATATACCAAATTACACGTTAAATAATGCCAAAAGTATTATTTATGAGGCTGTGCCTGAGTATAACGATACTACATTAAGACTAATGCTAGGCGGTGTCTCAACAACAAAAACAGATCCAGTAACAGAGATTATTCTTACCGCAGGACAAACAGCCTTTGCCCAACATTCAACTTTCACACTCTACGGCATAAAAAATGCACGGCAGACAGCAGGCAACTCAATAAAAGCCACAGGTGGAAACATATCCTTTGATGGTACTTATGTTTACCATGTGTTTAACTCTACTGGTGCATTTGTTCCTTCTCAACCATTAACTGCTGACGTACTGGTAGTTGCAGGTGGTGGTGGTGCTGGATCATACTTTGGCGCAGGCGGTGGCGGTGGTGGAGTACTAGAGTTTGCATTACAGTCTTTATCAAGTGGTAACAGTTATACTTGCACTGTTGGTGCAGGAGCAACTGGAGTTGTAACTAATATCCCTGGAAATAATGGCAGTAACTCACAATTTGGATCTTTAACAGAAACTATTGGCGGTGGCGGTGGCGGTGGCGGTGTTAGCGGGGGTAATGGTAAGAATGGTGGCTCTGGTGGAGGTGGTGGACAAACAGGAACCGCTGGTACTGGAACCGTTGGTCAAGGAAATAATGGTTATACCTACAATTTAAGTCAAAGGGCTGGCGGTGGTGGAGGCGCTGGAGCAGCAGCAACAGATGCCAATGGTGGCATTGGTAGAACAAGTGGTCTTATAAATTCTATAGGCTCTATTGGTGCTGGAGAAACTGTTTCAGGAAACACTTATTTTGCAGGAGGTGGCGGTGGCGCTCCAAGTAACGCCACATATGGAACTGGTGGCGCTGGTGGAGGTGGATCTGTAGCCAATGGAAAATCAAATACTGGCGGTGGTGGAGGTAGTGATCAATCTGCTGGTGGTTCAGGTATCATTGTTGTAAGATATAAAGGCTAAAGGAGAAATAAATGGCGCAAGATGAAACTACAACCTGTTATACATATGAAGTAAGGATGCTAATTCAAATTCTGGCTAAGGATGAAGAGGCTGCAAAAGAAAAATTAGATAAAGATGGTGGCTACGTTACCAAGCGTGATGTAGAATTAAAGGATAGTATTTCACTCTACAGTGGATTGAATTAAGGAGAAACAATGGCACATTTTGCCGAGATTGATAACGCTGGAATAGTACTTCGTGTTCTAGTTGTTGCTGATGATCAAGAGAATCGTGGCCAAGAATTTTTGGCAGATGATTTAGGATTAGGTGGCACCTGGAAGAAGACTTCATACAACACCGTTGGTGGAGTACACACAAGTGGTGGAACTGCCTATCGCAAAAATTATGCTGGCATCGGATACAAGTACGATGCTGTAAAAGATGCATTCATTCCACCAAAGCCATTCCCATCATGGACATTAAACAATGACACATGCCTTTGGGAGGCACCAACACCAATGCCTGTTGAAGAAGGAAAGTTCTTCACATGGGACGAAGCAACCACATCCTGGAAAGAGGTAACTGAATAATGGCTGATACAAAAGTAATTGTAAATTGCGCTACTGGTCAAACACAGATTGTTCCACTAACTGCTGCAGAAATTGCACAACGTGATCAAGATGCTGCTGCTGCACTAGAAGCACAAGAGGCTCGTGAAGAAGAGGCTGCTGCAAAGGCTGCGCTAAAAGAATCTGCAAAGGCAAAATTAATTGCAGGAGAACCTTTAACTGCCGAAGAAGCAGCAGTACTAGTAATTTAAGTTTCCCCCTTTTTCTAGAAAAGGATTTGTCCTGTGAGCGTTAGAAAGTTTACTTCAGCCAGCATCTCTAGTGCTGTTATAAAGTCATCTAAACTCTGGGACCAAGAAACTTTTCCAGGTACATTTGAAAGTATCTCTACTGCAATAGTTGATAGCAGTGGTGCTAGTACCATTACTTTTTCTAATATTCCGCAAAATTATAAACATTTACAAATTAGGTATATTGGTCGTGGTTCAAGCAGTACTGTTTATAGTCGTTTAAGATTTAATTCAGATACCAGCACCAATTATTATACACACGAACTTTATGGTGGTGGTGGCGGATCACTGGGCGCACAAGCGTATTCGGGAAGTTCTTTCAATGCGATAGTTTTATCAGGGCAAGGATTTACTAGTGCATCAAGTACATTTAACGGAGGTATTGTTGATATATTGGATTACACATCAACTTCTAAAAATAAAACTGTAAAAATATTAGAAGGTTTTGATGCTAATGGAAGTGGTGCTTTAGGTCTTTACTCAGGTCTATGGTCTGCTACCCCAGCCGCAATTACAACAATAGAAATTATTATAAGTTCAGGCACATTTTCTCAATACAGCCATTTTGCCCTATACGGAATTCGAGGAGCATAAATGGCTGTTGTATACAACTATAATGCAGGTCCTACATATACAAAAATTGCTAGTCAGACTTTAGGTAGTGCGACGGCATCGATTACGTTTTCTAATATACCACAAAATTATACAGATTTAGTTATTGTATTTACTGGAAAAAGTACGACTACAGGTTCTGCAACAAATGGTTTTAGATGTAGAGTTAATGGTGATACTGGCTCAAATTATTCAGGAACTCCAATAAAAGGTGATGGTTCTACGGCTAGCGGTACTAGATATACTAGTACTGCATTTTTTGAACCAGCAGATATTGCTCAAACTAGTAGTACAAGTTTATCAACTATTATAATTAATTTTATGAACTATTCAAATACAACAACATATAAAACATTTATATCAAGAGGAAATACTCCAAGCAGTGTAGTGGAAGCATATGCAACCTTATGGCGTTCTACTAGTGCTATTGACTCAGTTACTTTAAGTCGAGATTTTGGCGTTAATAATTTAGCATCGGGTTGCACAGCAACACTCTATGGAATAGCAGCAGCATTAAAGCCAAAAGCAACTGGTGGAAATACAGTAAGAACAGATGGAACTTATTGGTATCACACATTTACTTCTTCAGGAGTATTTACACCTACTCAAGGAATTACCGCTGATTACTTGGTAGTAGCAGGCGGCGGTGCAGGTGCATCTGTAGGTGGTTCAGCAGAAACAGGTGGAGGTGGTGGAGCAGGTGGATTCCGTGTTCTTTTATCTCAATCTTTATCAGGACAATCTTATACAGTTACAGTTGGAGCGGGTGGGGCTTCAGGTTCCAGTGGGGTTAACTCATCTTTAGGGTCTATTAGTGCTACTGGCGGTGGAGATGGTGCTGGAGGATCAGGCGGCTCAGGTGGTGGTGGTTTGTCTCAAGATGGTGCACAAAGATTTGGTGGAGCAGGTAACGCTGGATCATATTCTCCTGTAGAAGGTTACGCTGGTGGTAATGGTAATTCATCAAGCAATTCATACGCAGGCGGTGGTGGAGGCGCAGGTGCTGCTGGTGCCAATGGAACAGGTGGACAATCTGGTGCAGGTGGAATCGGTGCAGGTGGCGTTAGTTACGCCAATTACGCAACTATAAACGCAATGGCTTTAGCAACTGGTACTGGAGTTTTATCTAGCGGTAACTACTACTTCGCAGGTGGCGGTGGTGGAGGTTCTGCCAGTGGAGTCAGCGCTGGTTCAGGTGGAACAGGCGGCGGCGGTGCTGGTTTAGTTGCTGGAACAGTAAATACTGGCGGCGGTGGTGGCGGAGGTTCTCCTAGCAGTGGAAGTTCACGTGCTGGTGGTTCGGGTATTGTGATTGTGAGGTACTCAGCATAATGGCACAGTCATATCAATTAATTGGAGCAGTCACTGTTGGTAGTGGCGGTGCGGCTAGTATTAATTTTAACAATATCCCAGCAACCTATACAGATTTATTATTAGTTCATTCTTTAAGAGAATCAGGTAATTCTGCTACTGCTCAAATTACTTTTAACGATAGCACCTCAAATTATCTTAACCGCTATTTAAGAGGTAATGGCGCTACTGCTACATCAAGTGATCAAGTTACGTCTTTTCTTGAAACTTTTGATAATTATGCTAGTTCAACTGCTAGCGTTTTTGGCAGTTCTTCTGTTTATATTTCAAATTATACAAGTTCAAATAATAAATCTGTTAGTGTGGATACAGTAACTGAAAACAATGCGACTACCGCTTATGTTCAAATAAGTGCTTCTCAGTGGAGTGATTCTTCAGCAATAACAAAAATTACTATAACTGCTGGTGCTGGAACTTTTGACCAACACTCAACTGCTTACCTATACGGCGTAGGTGGTACTCGTGCCACTGGTGGAACTATTACTGCTGATGGCGCTTACACTTATCATACATTTACTTCTACTAGTACTTTTACTGCAAATGAAAAAATTAAAAATGCCGAAGCACTTGTAATTGCTGGTGGTGGTGGGGGTGGAAGAAACTATGCTGGTGGTGGTGGAGCAGGTGGGTTCCGTATTGTTTCTGGTTTATTATTACCAGCAGGAAATACTTACACAGTAACTGTTGGTGCAGGTGGTAATGGTGGTTCTATTTCAGTTAATAATGGAACCAATGGTTCAAATTCTGTATTTTCTACTATTACATCAACTGGTGGTGGTGGTGGAATTGGTGGAGACGGTAATTATTCAGGAATTGAAGATGGTGGTTCAGGTGGAGGAACTAACGGATTTGGTACAACATCAAATATTGGATTAGGTAATATACCATCAACGTCTCCTTCACAAGGAAACAATAGTGGTTATTCAGGTACAAATAGTGCAAGTGCAAACTACGGTGCTGGTGGCGGTGGTGGCGCAGGGGGCGTAGGTGGAGATGGAACTAGTAGTAGAGCAGGTGGTGCTGGAGGTATTGGTTCATCCGCTGCTTCTGCATGGGGTTATGCAACTGTAACTGGTCAAATTTCAAATAATACTTATTTTTACGCTGGCGGTGGCGGTGGTGGCGCAGGGGGCGCTGGAGGTACTGGAACTGGTGGTGCAGCAAGTACTGGTGGTGGAGGTGCTGGTGGTGCAGGTAATGGAACTGCTGGAACTGCTGGTACTGCTAATACTGGCGGTGGTGGTGGTGGTGGCGGTTACAGCAACGGTAATGGTGGAGCAGGCGGTTCAGGTTTAGTAATTATTCGTTATCCTAATAGTTAATCCTTTTATAAAAATAACGGTAGGGGATAATCCACACCATGCGTGGTTCAAAAGTCCAAGGACGATTTAAGATAGGTTTTGAGACTCTCTCTATGGATGAGGGTATGGTCGATGAACTCCGTGATCCTGTAGGAACAATTGTTGATTGGTGGAGTTGGGATGATGCAGCACTTGCTGCTGACTATGCCAATTACGTAGATCCAGTTTACGATGTATCAAATCAAGATCCTACTAAGGGCCGCAGATGGAATGACCCCTTTGATTTGCCCGTAATTTTGGCGCAATTAATGCGTGGTACAAACATAATGAATGAACGAGGATTCTACGTAGTAGATACTCTGCGCCTCGTTGTTTCTGTAGCAGATATAAATAGATTACTCCCTGCAATGGTCACCGATCCAAACCAACACATTAAGGATCGTGTCGTATTCCAAGATGCAGTATTTGTTCCTACCAGAGTCTTACCTCGTGGAAGATACGCCGAACGTTATTCAGTAGTAACTATAGACTGCAACCTAGTCAACTCAGAGGAGTTAGTAAATGATCCTCAGTTCCAAGCATACGCAAACTAGCCTTGGGAAATTTTGAAGAGTTATTAGACCCATCTCTCTTTGAGTTTGATGCGGTAGAATTAGATGACCAAGTAGAAGAGGATGATGATGGCAACTAAAAAAGCAAAAGGCAAAGTTGAAAAGGTTATGAAGGAGTACAAAGAAGGAAAGTTGCACTCAGGTAAGAGGGGTCCTGGTAAAGGCCCAGTTGTTAAATCAAAGAAGCAGGCTGTTGCTATTGCAATGAGCGAAGCGGGAATGTCAAAGAAGAAGAAGAGTAAGTAATGGCAAGACGGCGCAGGAACATTGGAGCAAGGGCTGGTAAGCAGCCACAGAAGAATATTCAAACAAATGTTACTGAGAGTAAATACGAGGCTGGCGGTGCTAAATTAAAACGAAAGAAGGGCGGCATAGTGAGAAAACCTAAAGCCCCAATTCGTTATAAGCATAAGAAGTCGGTGGCTTAATGGCTGATAAGAAGAAGCCAGAAAAGCCAGTAACTCTTGCTATTGGTGTTCCTAAGAAAAAAGCCAAGGTAGTTCATAAAGTTTCTAAAAATAAAAAGGGTGATGTGGTTGTTGAGCACACCAATACCAATCAAGGTAAGTGGGATAAAATCAATCTCACAAAAATGGGCGGATCAAAGACTGTTAAGCAAGGTGTCAAGGCTGTAAAGAGTTGGCACAAAAGCAATCCTCATAGAAGTCAGGGACGATAATGGCAAAGACAGCAGCATGGCAACGCAAGGAAGGTAAGAATCCAGAGGGTGGATTAAATGCAAAGGGTCGTGCATCCTATAAGCGTGAAACTGGCGGAACATTAAAACCTCCAGTATCGGCAAAAGAGGCAAAGAAGTCTCCTAAAAAAGCAGCACGTCGTAAATCATTTTGTGCAAGAATGGGTGGGGTCAAGGGACCAATGGAAAAGAATGGCAAGCCAACTCGTAAGGCACTAGCATTAAGAAAGTGGGATTGTTAATGGCAAAAGCATTTTGGAATACAAAAGATCCTTCAGGTAAAGATAAGAAGTTAACACCATCTCAGAAGTCTGCGGCTAAGGCGAGAGCCAAGGCAGCAGGACGCCCCTACCCAAACTTAGTCGATAATGCAGCAGTTGCTAAAAAGGCTAAGAAGACTAAGACGAAAGGTAAATAAATATGTGTAGCACCTGTGGCTGTATGAAGCCAAAAGATAAGCACGGCATGAAGACTCTAGCCGCTGCTAATAAGAAGTATGCTAAGAAGAAGACAGACAAGAAAAAGAAGGACAAAAAATAATGGCTCTTAAGTGCACAATGAAGAACTGCAAGTGCAAGTGTTCCACTTGCCAGAAGGGTAAGTAATGAAGAAGTCACTAAGCCCTAAGCAGATGAAGATTGCTAACGCTGCAAAGCCTGCTGATAAAATTACTGGCGCAGATTTTAAAGCGCTAAAGAAGAAGAAGAAAAAGAAGATCGTCTAATGAAGTACACCAAGGCCTCTGACAAGAAGCAGGATGCCAAGACCACAAAGGGATTGGATAAAGAAGAGAAGGCCAAGTTTGAAAAGATGGATAAGAAGCATCGCAAGCCTAAGTCCCAAGAGGATGACCGCAAGATGGATGTTGCTAATATAAAGAAGATTAAATCCGCATCTAAGAAGCACGAAGCCAAAGAAGGTAAAAAAGGCGAGAAGGCTGAAGACAAGCGAGAAAAGAAAAAGAAGTAATGACTAAGCCACCTACGGGTGGCTTTTTCATTTATCATTGCTATATCAGAACACCGCTGCGGTGCCTGACTACTGTCCCACAGGTTGCGATAAAGGGGTTATTTATTATGGCTTATAAGCCTTGGTACGAACAGGTCGCTGAGATGAATAATCAAGGCGAACGTGAAGAGTTTATTCGGGGTGTGTTTGGATTCCGCCCTAAAGAAAAACGTCCCGCTATCGCATCGATTCTTGCAGGTACAACCGCAGCCTATCTTGCTGGTGCTGTGTACGTTGGCGCAAAAGCGAAGGCGAAAGCGAAGAAGAAGAAGTGACCTACCTAAAGAGAGCCAAAGAATCCCTAACTAAAGCCAGTGTAGAAACTACACGCTTCATGGGCGCTCACTTGCGTTCAGAGGCCCGTGCTTCTGGTTGGCCAGAAAAGATTGTTAAGCACCTGCATGTTCGCCATGATAATGGATCCTTTACAGTTCATGGAAACCCAGCCCATAAAGTTCAGATCCTAGATCTTGAATACGGAACCCCAGATACACAGCCAACTGCTGCTATACGTAGATTTAATAACAGACAGACTGAGGCTGAAAAGTTTTTAGTTAATCGTGCTATGAGACATCTGGATGGTCACCTATGACATTCTTATTAGATGAAGATGAAGCACTAAGAAATCTCTTAAAGGAGATGACCGTTACTGATCAACAGGCTGCATCTGCAACGGCAAAAACTATTACACACAAAGCGCTTACTACCAATGTAGTTACAATAACTACATCTACAGAGCACGGCTTTGAAGTTGGAGACACAGTTACAATTGCTGGTGCTTCAACGCCCTTTAATGGCACCTACAACATTACGTTAATTCCAACTTCTACTACATTTAAATATGCAAAAACAAATGCAAACATTGCAAGAGTTGCTTCAGGTGGCACTGCTACTCCAGGAACTACTAGAAAAGTAGGAGTATGGTTTGGACAACCCGATCAGGAAATCAGAGCGCAGTCTTATCCTTATATAACTATTGATATGATTGATATCTCTGAAGACTTTTCTCGTGCCATGAGAGGTAGAGTAAAGCCAGCCTATTTAACTAACCCATCAGTCATTGGTACAAATACTGCTTGGGATACTGATGAGCATAACTGGGATATAAACTATCCAATTCCAGTAAACATTGATTATCAAATAACTTCTTTTTCTCGCCAACCAAGACATGACCGTCAAATTTTGGCACAACTTCTTTACTCAAAGATTCCATTACGATTTGCTGTTTTAGATACAGGACCAAATACTGTGTTTGGAACAACTCGTCGTTTGGATGTTCTTGATATTTCTAAGAGAGATATTACAGAACAAGGAAAAAGACTATTTGTAAATGCAATAACAGTCCGTGTCTCATCTGAGATTGCGGCTGAAACATTCAATAAGATGTACAAAGTGTTGCAACTAAACGTCACAGGTACAACTGGAAGTCAGACCCTTGGTCGCTCTCAGTTCACTACCATCGATACGTACACTCAATCGGCACCATAAGGTCCCTCCCCCAAACTAGTTAGGAGAAAAAATGGCTTATAGCCGTCCAGGTGTTTACATAAGTGAACGCCTACTACCACCAGTACTCCCAAGTGGAGTTACTGCAAATGCTGCTGGCGCAATTGTTGCACCTTTTGCACAAGGCCCAGAAACAGTAACCCTTGTTAACTCTTGGTATGAATTTACCAAGTACTTCGGAGGTTACAACGCAACCTATCCAGCCACCTTCCAAGTTGGCTCATTCTTTAGTAATGGTGGACGTGAACTTTATGTTCAACGTCTGCTTGCGGCTAACGCTGTTGCTGCTTCTAGAAACTTAACAGATGGTGGCGGTGCAACTGCTGCGACTGTTACTTCAAAGAACGCTGGAACAGATGGTAACAACCTTCGTGTTGTATTGACTGCTGGTGACGTTGCAAGCACTTATACACTTACTCTTTACAAAGAGTCAGGTGTAGCAAACGACATTTCTGATGACATTCTTCTTGAACAATATTCAAATATTGTATTTAATGACGCTGCTTCAAGTGATTATGCTCCAACAGTAATTAACATTATTTCACCAAACATCTCAGTATCTGTTGCTGGTGGTTATGCTGGTGCATCTATTACTCTAGCAACCTACCCACTAACAAGTGGTTCAAATGGCACAGCAACCGCTGCTACTGACTACACCAACTACAAGGCTGGTGGTTCGTCAGTATTTGAGCGCTTTACCTCACTAGACCGTCCACTAGTACTATTCCTACCTGTTGCAAATGCATTAGCATCTGGAACAGTTTCAGTCTTTGATGCTGCAACATCTTGGGCAGAAGACAGTAACGGCTTTGTTGTAATTGGAACCGATCCAGATTTAACAGTTGCAAATGCTGTTTCTTTTGCTGGTTCTCTTGCAGATACAAGCAATGCTGCTGTCTACTATCCTAACGTGTTCATTTCTGATCCACTAGGACGTAGTTCTGGAGCACTTCGTAAGATTGAACCTACTGGCGCAGTTGTTGGTCTTTACCTATCAACAGATGCAAGCCGTGGCGTATTCAAGGCTCCTGCTGGTATCTCAACTCCAGTACTAGGAATCGTTTCTGTAGAAAAGTCATTTACCTCTGCAGAGTTAGACACAATGAATGCAAGCACATCCCCAGTAAATCCAATTCGCCAAATCCCTGGTGCTGGACTTTCTGTAATGGGTGCTCGTACATTAAAGCAAGATGGAACTGCAAACAAGTATGTGAACATGCGTCGTTCTTTAATTTACATCCGCAAGAACCTAAAGAACTTAACAGAGTTTGCATTATTTGAAAACAATGATGAAAGACTGTGGGCACGTATAAACACAAATCTTGGATCATTCTTAAATGAGTATCGCAATCAGGGTGGTCTGCGTGGAGCAACTCCAGCACAGGCTTACTTTGTAAAGTGCGATGCAGAGAACAACTCAGATGCAGATATTGCAAATGGTGAAGTTCACATTCAAGTTGGTGTTGCTCTTCAATATCCAGCAGAGTTCATCGTCATCGATCTCAGCCAAAAGACGCTGAACTAACCCGAAGGAGATAATAAATAAATGCCTACAATCATTAATAATCGGTCAAATTTAATTACCGATCCGTTACGTAACTTTAGATTTTTAGTTACGTTTAAACCATTGACAAGTGTTGGTGGTGCACCAACTAGTACTGCAACTAACAATCTTGCTAATGCAGTTACTTTTGGTTTTACATCAATCTCTGGAATGGCGGTTACAACCGACTCCATTCCTTACCGTGAAGGTGGATACAACACTACCGTTCACCAGATTCCTGGACAGACTACGTTTGCTCCTATTACGTTACAACGTGGCGTAATTCTTGGAACAAATCAAAACTGGGAATGGATGCGTAACCTATTCGCAACAGTTCAAGGTGGGGGTTCAACCCGTGCTAAGAATGAAAACTTCCGTTGCGATCTAGAGATTAAAGTCTTATCTCATCCAGTTCCATCAGCAGGTGAGACTGCTCAAAACTCTCCAGCAGCAACAGACCACGTAGCAATGCGTTTTGAAGTTTACAACTGCTGGCCAACTGCTGTGGCATACTCAGATCTAAACGCAGGTGATAATGCTCTACTTGTTGAACAGATGACTCTAGTCCATGAGGGCTTTAATGTTAACTGGGCAGCAAACTTATCTACAGACGCAGCAGCGTTCTAAGCATAATCTAACAAAGGATAACAATGACGAACACAATTAGTGCAGCGGTTAATCCCGCATTAGCAAATCAACTGTTAAACAAGGCGATAAATGAAACGCCAAAAGAAAGAACGCCTGAAATTGTATCTCCTTCAGATACTACTGTTGAACTTCCTGGCGGCTATATAAACGCCGCTGGGGAGGTCATCAGAACCGCAGAAGTTCGTGAACTTAACGGTAAAGATGAAGAGACAATTTCAAAGACTAATAATTTAGGTAAAGCAATTCTTACAGTTCTACAACTAGGAACTGTAAAGATTGGTAATGAACCAGCCACAGACAAGATCCTTGATGATCTACTAGTTGGTGATAGAGATGCCATTCTTCTTGGAATTTTAAAAGCAACCTTTGGTAGCAAAATAAAGATCCCAATATTTGTTGATGGTGAAGATAAACTTGTAGAAGTTGATGTCAATACAGATATTAAAGTAAAACTTCTTACTGACCCAATAAATGAGCGGGTATTTACTGTTAAAGGAAAGTCTATTGACTACACAGTCAAACTTCCTAATGGAGTTGTACAGCGAGAAATGATTAACAATATGGAGAAGACACCTGCAGAACTAAGCACAATTGTTCTAGAGAACACCGTTGTCCGTATTGGTGAGAACCCTGTATATAGCAAGAGCCAAGTGCTTGCACTTAGCGTAATTGATCGTAGAAAAATTATTGACGAGATTAACAAGAGAGCACCAGGTCCTCAGTTTGAGGATGTGGTAGTTGTTGATCCTGACACAGGAAGTGAGGTAACGGTTCCTATTAATTTAGGATCCTTATTTCAGTTCTAATGTAATTGGTTATGTCAGATTGTTCTCTGAATGGTCTGCCATAAGTGAGTTGTACGACAGTTGGTCTCTCTCAGAGATAAAGGACATGTCTCGACGAGAGAGAAGTAACTGGTTAGAGGTTGCCCGAGTTAGATACGAAAGGATGACAAGTGGCTAAAGACCCTATCTCCCAAGTATCTGGGCTTAATGCAGGTCTAGATAATACTGTAAAAAAATTAAGTTCTATAGAGTCGGCATTAAAAAGATTAAGTGGACTTGCTGGTACCACTTTAAAATCTGTAACTTCAATCTTAACTCCAAGTGTTGGCCAAGGATCTAGTTTAGGTTTAGGAAGTAACAACGCTCAGTTTAGTAATGGAACAGGTAATAGCCAAGGCGGAATGATGCCATGGCTATACACTAAAAAAGGTGCTGCTGCAGTTGGTGGAGTTCAGTTTGGTTTAGGTGTTGCTGGCGGAATGTACGATGCAATTCCAGATCTTGGAACAACTATTGCTCGTGCATCTGGTTTTTACACCGCATCACTTCGTAGTGCTGGAGCCATGAATCGTGCTGGATTAGCACGGGCCACCTTTGGTGCTTTGGGTGGAGGAATTACAGGTCCTGGTGAAGATGCCGCAGCCGCTGCAATGCTTGTCCAAGGATATAATTACATGCCAGGAACTGCAGACTTTACTAGAGCAATGCAAGAAGTTGGTGGCGCTGCACGTTACTTAGGTATGCCAAATGCTACTGCTGCTCAGGCTATAGGTGGTTTGCACACTGGTGCAATGGGTGGAAATCTTTATCAATATGGTATTAGTACTTTTGATCCAAAAACTGGAAAAGCCAGATCTACTGGAGACATTGCTAAACAACTCTTTGACAGAATGACGCAAGGTAGAAAAGTAACTGCTGAACAAATGTCGGTGGCTTTGCGTGAGGGTTTTGCAGGACAATCTTTAAAGGCTCTAGGATTTTCTCAATCACAACAAGAAATGTTTGGAACCCTGCTCACAGACATGGCTGCAGGTAAAAGAAATATTGATTTAGAAAATGCACCCTTTAATCCTGATAACCCATTAAATGCACAAATGAAAATTGCTACATCAATGACGTCATTGATGGAGCGGGGTACAGAGCCAATGATTGCTGGGTTTAATAATGCAGCAACTGCAGCGGCCGCATTAAATGCACAGTTAGAAAGATTGCCTGATGGGTTCTTTAAAGCAAAAGGATTTGTTCAAGGATTCTCTAATACACCTGGCGGGTCAGTTGTCAGTGGAGTTGCTGGAGGAATTGCTGCGGGTGTATCCACAGTTGCAATAGCCGCTGGCGCAAGGAAAGCAATGGCTGCAATGGCTGCAAAGGGTGCGACGAGTGTGCTTGCATCTGGTGGCGCTGCAACTGCTGCTAAGGTTGGTATGACAGGGTTAGGAAGAGCAGTACCAGTGCTTGGTGGCGCTGTTGGTGCAGCAACTGGTCAGGGATTTTTAAGCACAGTTGGCATAGGTGCTGCGGCTGGTGGAATTGGTGGAGCATTCTTTGGTGGAATTGGCGCAGTTCCTGGAGCAATTGGTGGGGGAATTTTATCTGGCCTTGGTTATTTAGGTACTAAAGCATTAGCAAGTATGTTTGGAACTCCTGCTAACGCAGTCCAAACATCTCAAACAGGAACACAGATGGCGGCTGGAATGGATCCTGGTTTAGTACAAACTCTACAAAATGCTGGGTTTAGCGGAGCATCCTTAAATACAGCCTACGGAATTGTAAAGGCTGAATCTGGTGGAAGAGCAAACGCATACAATCCAACAGGTCTTGATAAGTCTTACGGATTATTTCAAATTAATATGGAGAACAATGATCCTCGTAATCCTAATATGGGCGTAAAACGTAATGAGGCTTATCTAAAGAAATATAAATCCATAGGTTACACAGGACCTGAAAGTCTTAAAGATCCAACTATAAATGCAAAAATTGCTTATGATATTTCTAAAGGTGGAACAAACTTTAATCCATGGACTACCTATACTAGTGGAAAGTATTTGCAACATACTTCAGGAGTATCTACCGCAAGTGTTGGAACAAACACCGTAAATGTAAATGTAAATTTAGCCAATGCATCAATAGCAGAGGCTAACTCTCTAGCCAAAAAAATAAAAGAAATACTATTAAATGATAAAGATCTTCAAGCGATGGGGAGTAAATAATGGCTGGTAGATTAATAACAAGTGGCCCTAATAAATATGCTAGACCAGGATCTGTTAGTTTAACTACAGCCCAAATTATTTCTAACGTACAAAACGAACAGCAACGAGTTAATGAAGAAAAGAACATTAAGGCTGAAAAAGCAAAACAACAGAAGGCATTACAAGCAGCGGTCTTTGAGTTTGACGTACTAACAACTGCAAAAAAAGCAAGGTATGTAGAGTTGGCTGGATTAGAAACTACCTTAAGAAACCTTTACACCGCTTATGCACCGCCTCCATACTCTGCGGGGGAACAAGCAAACTTAAATACGGCTATAGGTAATATAAATGCAATGAATTCAGCAATCGCTGTTCTTACAACTAGAATAAATACGGCTGAAACTTTAAAGAAATCTATTCAAAATCAATTAATATCTTCTTCTCAGGCTGCTGCAAAAAAAGAATTTGATGCAAGAAAACCTGTGATTAATCCAAAAACAAAAAAGCCAAGTGGAAAGAAATCTGTAGAAAAACCAATAAAAGGTGCTACAGAAGACCCTCCACCAACTACAACACCTCCAACACCTTTCTATACCTACAACGCACCAATGGTTAGATCCGCATATTTTAGAAGTAAGGGTCCTCAAAGTGAAAATACTTTTAGGGGAATTTCAGATGCAGGCAATTACACAGATGCAAAAAATATGTATACCCCAATTAAATACGACCCAATTACTGGAACAGTACTTGAGTCAGCGCCTGCCGCTAAGGGAACTATTCAAATGTCTCGTAGTCGTATAGATAATACACAGTTTTATAATAAAAAAACTGACTCATCAATTGATCCTAAAATGTATGGATTTAAATTTCTATACAATCCAACAGAGGTAAGTATGGGGTGGGGAATTGCCGAAGGATTTAACCCAGAAGTTGTACAGAGCGGTGCTGATGGGGGTATAACTCCTGTAGGTGCTGGATTAAATCAAAGCACTGTAGATTTTACTTTGTTATTAAATAGAATTGGCGACATGACTTATCTAGATTCTAATGGATTTATAACTGGTGCAGAGAATCCTTATCCAGGAAACTTTAATAAACTAGAAGATTTAAAAATGATTTATAAAAAAGGTACTATGTATGATTTAGAATATTTGTTTAGAACAATAAATGGACCAAACGCAACTTATACATCTAGTCTAAATGATAAAACTGCAGATAGAGGTTACTTAACGGGTGCTCAAGTAGAACTTCATTTAGGTGATGGACTTAGGTACTTGGTAAGAATAGGTTCCATAAATATAAATCACACTGTATTTAATGACAGAATGGTTCCTATTATTTCTAACGTACAAATTAGTTGTCATAGATTCTACGACCCTCCAGAAATAAAGGATTAAAAATGATCTTTTTAGATAGCAGATACGCTGATGGACCTCTATTTAAGGCTTGGCATGCTAAAAAACAAGAGTATCACTTAACAGTTTTTAGAACTTACCCAGATTATTTACAAAGTTATTTTATATATGAGTGGGTTGAAACTGATCGACTAGATATATTAGCAACTAAATTTTTAGGAAGCCCTGGTTTATGGTGGCAAATTTTAGACATTAATCCTAAAATTATAAATCCAGACACAATACAACCAGGTACACAATTAAGGATTCCAAATGCTTAATCCAGGACTTCAAAATAGAAGAAGTACTTCTTTTAAAGTTACCTATCCAGACTTTCCTTCTATAACATCTTTACCACGCAGCATTACTTTACATCAAGAAATGGGTAAACATGACATTGTGGAAATTAAATATAGAAGTGTTACAACATCTTTATATAAAAGTATAAAGACTGGAGTGCCCGTTGAGATTACTTGGAAAAACGATAAAGTATCTGGCATCTTTAGGGGATATACAAACATAGTTTCTTTTCCAATTAAACAAGATCAATATCGTGAATTAAAAATTATTTGTGTAGGAGCATCCTATCCTTTAAAAGAACAGTCTTCTAAGGTATGGATAAATAAAACAGCCCCTGAGATTGCTATTGATATTGCTAGAAAGTTTAAATTAAAACCAGTAGTTACATCTCATCCAACTAGATTTACTCAACAGTCTTTGGCTGGTCAATCTTACTGGGAAAAATTAAATGAATTAGCAAATCAAATTGGTTATGGAATGCAAGTATCAGGAACTGAATTACATTTTCATCCTATAGATAAAATGATAAATCAATTTATGACCGTAATTCCAGTTATGGCATTTAAAGATCTGTTAACATCTCCATCTAATTATTACAGCGCACCTACTCTAGATGTGTTTGAAAGCCGTATTGGAGATTATATTGAAAATCCAGATGAGTACAATAGAACCAGAAACACAGTCAGCGGTGTTGATCCAGTAACTGGTAAAGTTTACTCATCAACAACTTCACCAAATAAAGTAGGAAAGTCTTTAAGACAAAATACAAAAGACCCATTATTTTTTCAAAATAAAACCACCGTTGTGGTAAACAGTAACGCAATGGCTAGATCATTATCTGAAGCCGCATCTCATTTGGGAAGATTTAAAATTCCAGCAACGGGTGTTGGACAAGGGGACCCAAGAATCGCTCCTTGGAGAACTATTGAAGTAAGGGGTACTGGAGACAATAGTGATGGCTTTTGGATTGTAAAAAAAGTACAACACTATATGCATGCCGATGGTAGATACCAAGTAGAGTTTGTTTGTGTAACCGATGGAGTTGGTGATAACAAATCTAGTGCATTTAGACCTTCTAATGCTGGTACTGTTCCAACAAGAGATTTGAAAAACGCTCAGGCCAAGGGGAAGGCAACATCCACTAAACTAAGTGCTAAGTCGCCACTAGTGTCTCAAAGATCTGCTGGTTACAAAGTTACCCCAAGAAAGTGGACAGGTAAATAATGGCTGAAAAAGCGATCTCTCTTCCTTTTTTAATTGACCCATATGGTCGAGTGGCTTCAAGCCAATCTCAATCAAAAATTTGGTCAGATAAAGTTAAATCAGTATTAGGCACTACATTACGAGAAAGAGTTATGCGTCCTAATTTTGGTACTTTAATTCCTTACTCTCTTTTTAACACAGAAAACACAGCGGCTGTTGAAATAGAGTCAGAGGTAACTAAAGCATTTACAGAGCAATTAGCGTTATTAACTCTGGAAAAAGTTAACGTAACCAGTGACCCATACACAAACGTTCTAACTATAGAAGTAATATATGGATTACCAAACGACGAAATAGTAAGTACCGTCGTCGGATTGGTTCTTATTCAAGGTACTAAACCAATCTATGAGGAGTTGCTATGACCATAGCCCCAGTATCTAATATCCCAGTATCAGTTGATTACACTGGTAGGGATTACTATTCGCTTAGAGACGCACTGATTGCCCGAATTCAAGATCGAATTCCTGAGTGGACCGCAGCAGATCCTGCAGACTTTGGTGTTGCTTTAGTTGAGGCTTTTGCATATATGGGAGACTTAGTCTCTTACTATATAGATAGAACCGCTAATGAGGCTTTCTTAGCAACTGCTACTCAAAGAGATAGTATTTTAAATATTGCTTTAACTTATGGCTATACTCCCGCTGGCTATAGAGCAGCAACCGTTGATGTTATTTTTTCAAATACATCAGCAAGTTCGGTAACCATACCCGCAGGAACTGTACTAACTGGAACAGTTGTTATTGAAGACACTGTTGAAACCGTTTACTTTACTACTGATGCGGAGGCTGTTGTAGCCGCTATTGCTGGAGAAACTCCTGGTACATATACGGTGGGAGCAACACAGGGACGATCAGTAATTCTTGTTGCTGAAGATGTAACTACATATGGAGAGTTAGTTGGAACAGCAGATGGCACTCCGAATATGTCTTTTGAACTTGGAGAGACACCAGTAGTTGATGGAACAATTGAGGTATTTGTTCAAGATGGAGACATATTTTCTAAATGGACACAAGTGCAACACTTGTTAGATTACGGTCCAACAAATCTTGTTTACTCAGTTTTTTCTGACTCAGACAATATTGTTACTATAAATTTTGGTGACGGTGTATCAGGAGCGATTCCTACAAACTACTCAGAAATTAGAGTTAGGTACACTGTTGGTGGAGGGTCTATTGGAAATATATCAGCCAGTACTTTAGATAGTATTGATTATATTCCTGGGTTATCCGAAGGTCAGACAACCGCAATTCAAGGTGCAATTACTTTAACAAATGCTGCTGTTGGATTAGGTGGTTCAGATCCTGAAAGTAATGAACAGATCCGTGTTGCTGCTCCATCGTCTCTGCGTTCAGGAAATAGAGCCGTAACATTAAAAGATTTTTCTGATCTTGCGGTTTCGGTAAGTGGAGTAGGAAAAGCAAATGCAACTGCAAATGTTTGGACATCAGTGACTCTATACCTTGCTCCAACTAGAACAGCGCAAGATACCGACATTGCTCCTGGGTTAGATGACAATGAGGACCCAACAGCGGAATTTACTCGACTTCAAGAAGATGTTTCCGAGTATCTTGCTGACAAGGTTTTGATTGGAAGCACTGTAACAATTCAACCTCCTACATATGTTGACGCAGTTGTCACTATGCAGTACACAAAATTAGAAACCTACACAACTGACGAAGCAGAAGAAAACATAAAGAATGCTTTGCTTACAGGTTTTGGTTATGTAAATATGGCATTTGAAGACACGATTTATCCTAGAGACATTGAGTTTGTAGTTCAACAAGCCCCAGGTATAGAAACCGTAACGGTTACTGCTCTGTATGAGTTTGGAGCAGGATCTTCTTTAACAACGCTAATAGGAGAACCTGATGAAATATTTCGTTTCTTAGAAGAAAACGTAAACCTTAGTGAGATTTGATGAATACAGATAATCTGTACTTTGGAATATATAGGGGAGTTGTTAAAAACAATAGGGATCCAAAAGATCAAAGACGTCTAAAAGTTTCTATTCCACAACTTACAGGGACAGAGATAACGGATTGGATTGATTCTGTAGAACCCTCTAATCTAAGTATTGACGTTCCCGTTATAGGTCAGGGTGTTTGGATTCAATTTATTGGAGGTAGTTTAAACTACCCTATTTGGATTGGATCATTTGGTAAAAACCAGGGTAAGAATAAAAAGATATTTATCAAACCTCTGGCTAATACAACCTCTTTAACTGGACTATCGGCTCATATTATAACTGTCAAAAAATCTGACGGAACTACAGAAGTAGATTTGACCGCTACCTTTATGGCTTTAGCAAATAAGGTAAAAAGTTTAGAGACACGTATGACAACGGCAGAAGGAAAGATAACTACTTTAGAGAGCACAGTAAGTACTTTAAAGTCTACTTTAGCAACAAGAACTACTGGTGGGCATACCCATACAACCAATGGGTAGGGAGTTAAGACAGTAAATAGGAGACAAACAAGAGAAAATAGACCGTTAGGTCTGAGAGGAAATTAAGTGACAGCATCATATCCAGCATCGGTAAAGTCTTTTACTACAAAAGTTGACTTTACTGATACCGTTCTGGCCGAACACGTTAATAGCCTTCAAGAAGAAGTAAATTCTATACAGGCTAACCTCGGAACTAATATAAAGACAGGCTCTGGTGGTGTAGGTAACTATGACACCGTAACCACGGCTTGGAATACTTTAAAAGATAGAATTACTAATATTGAGTACGGGTTAACAGATGTCTGGGGAGCAGTGCCCAGTGGTGGATCTACAGGTCAAGTATTAACTAAATCATCTGGTAGTGATTATGCAACTTCTTGGACTACAATTAATGCGTTACCTTCTCAAACAGGAAATAGTGGGTACTATTTAACCACTAACGGAACAGCCGCCTCTTGGGCTGCGGTTAACGCAACAGGAGAAACAATTAGTTCTTTCTTACTCGCTGGCTGTTAAGGGGATTCCCTAGTGGCAAAATATGGCGTAAATTATTACGGCTCATCTAGTTATGGGTCTTTTGTTAATCTTAGATTCTCTGTTCAACCAATGTCAGTATTGGCAACAGAACTATCTACGGTGTCTTCTTTTTCGAAAGTGCTTGTTGAATGGCAAACCCCTAGAGGTGAATTTACTCGCATAAGACTTGTAAGAAATCAAGCAGGATTTCCCGAAACTTCTGAAGACGGCGTAATTATTTATGATGAATTTGCAACAGAAGGAACTGTTAGTAGAACATCAATTATTGATGGAGAAGATAACCCAACAGATATACCTTTAGTTCCTGGCAGACAAGTTTATTACAGAATGTTTTTGTTTACTAATACTTTAGTCTGGAAAGTTGCTGGTTCTATTACAGCAATTGTTCCGTCAGACCACGGTATACAAGATAGGTTTATGGCAACTATTCCAAGAGTTTTTACAAGCAAATCTCAAGAACCCTTGGGAGCAGTTGATGTAGATTCTGACCTTTATAAATTTATGTCGGGATTAACTTTTGCTCAAGAAGAATTATACACTTTGATTGATCTATTAAAGCCAAGACATACGGGGTTAGAAACTCCTTTTGAATTAATACCAGCAGAAGTTACAAACTACGGATTACTTTCAGAATCTGCTTTGCCAGTTAAAAATCAAAAAAGATTAATTCGTGAAGCCCTTTATATGTATACTCATAAAGGAACTCAAAACGGTATTGAAACATATGCTGAATCATTGACTGGATTTGAACCAACTATTACTGTTTCTGAAAACTTATTATTAACAGTTCAAGACTCGACTTTTTATGGAGGAGTTGGAAATTGGATTGTTAGTAACGCAGTGCTAACCTCTAGCACTGAACAAGTTCCTGACTCAAATACAAACCAAATTGACACAACAAAGACTGGAAAAGTAGTTGCATCAGCCGCAGGCAGTATGGCTTTGGGTTATGCAAACCCAACCGCAAAAACAGTAACTGGTTTACAACGAAATGCAGGTACAACCGTTCTTCAAGTTGCTGTTGCAAACCACGGGTATTCAGTAGGTCAAACAGTTATTCTTTCAGGATTAACTTCAGATTTTAATGGAACATATTCTATCACTACTGTTCCAGCAAGTAATCAGTTTAATGTAACAACAGTTGCAACTACTTCTTATAACGCTTCTGCTCTTAATGGTTCAGTTATTGCAGTTGTGGGAGGTGGCAATGTAATTACACAAGGTGTTCCAGTATTACCAAACACTGAGTACACTGTTTCTTGTAAATTAAAGTCTCCAGCAAGTGCGGGAAATATAACTTTATCAGTTACATTTTACAATAAAGATGGACAACCTACATCAGCAGCAAAAAGTTCTACTGCTGTTGCTGCTAATAATACGTGGAAGTCTGCAAGCAAAACTGCAACGTCTGATGCAGACTCTAGTTATGCAGGAATTTCAATTGATTACAGCGCTGCTGGTACTTATTATATAGACCAGGTCTGTATGCAGGAGGGCGCCGTTGTTGCTTACGATGAAGCACGTGCAATTGATGTGTTTTTACTTCCTTTAAAAACAAACTATATTAAAAATCCATCTTTTGAGGTCAACTCAACTACGTGGGCATTAAGTGGGGCAACCTTTACACAAAACTCTAGTGTTCCAACATATGGATATTCAGGAGATTACAGTGGTCGATTTGTAGTAACAAACCCATGGAGTATTACTACTGACTATGAGATACCTATTACTGTTGGAAAATATTACACATTATCTGCATCCATAAAAGCGTTGGCCGCTTTATCTGCAAATTTAAAAATTACTTTTTACAATGATGCTGATTCTGTTGTAGAAACGGTAACTGAAGTTATATCTGTAACCACATCTTTTGCAAATTTTACTTTAACTGGATTAACAGATTCCGCATCAAATGCTTCTTATGCCAAGGTTTCTTTTTATGGAACTACCGCTGGAACCATTTTTCTTGATTTGATTCAGTTTGAACAGTCTCAGATAGCCACAGATTACTTTGATGGGTCATTGCCTTCAGAGTATGGAGCGGTTTGGGAAGGAACTGATGATGCTTCTTATACCCATTTGTACCCAAATAAACCTAAAAAAGTTCCTAGATTAGGTAAGACTATGAATGACTGGGTACCCCAGAATGCCTTCTGGAGATTACGCACCTATGATGGAGTGGAGTACACCACCACTACGGTGTAGGATCTTGGGCTATGACTACAGACATAGTTATCCCAGTATTACTCACAGGAATGGCAGTTACTTACGTAATTGAATTTCTAGATCTATTTATTTCTGGCTTTATTACTAAGCCAACCTTAAACAAATACTTTGCGCTACCTCTAAGTTTCTTAGGTCTTTGGGCGCAAATGGATTTGTATTATGATTTTTTTGTTTTAGTTCCTGCAGCAACTTTTGTATCTTTAGCAATAGGAATGTACTTAAACAAACCAGTAGTGATTAAATCACCTACTCGTTTATCACAACTGTAGGAGGCGTATGAATATAGGAGTTATCTCTTTTGAAGACGTATGTGTTGATGAGGGTATGGAAGCCCTCATTAATAAATACGGCGCAACTAATGAGTTAAAGGTCTTTATTCCAGTAACGGGAAATGAAAACCATTTTGCTGAGAGTGTTATAGAGGTATGTAAGAAGCACTCTATAAAGATAACTTGCTTTATAGTAAATGCTTTTGAAATAGATCATCTACTCATTGCTGCGGATGACATAGTTATTACCGATAACCCAGTAAAAGAAATTATTCGCCAGATAACTCCTAATGATGTAATTGGAATAGCGTGGGACAACTCGACACAGGCTCATCTAATACTTGGCGCTGTTGAAGATTTTGGTATAGAGGTCTGGGATATCTCAGAAGGATTAGATAAGATTGAGGTTGATTACTCAGAGGTAGGAACTGACGAACTGTATACCGCAATGATGGATAGTATGGGTGTCTTTGTGGAACACATGGCTGACTACATAATGACCACGGTGCTTGATGTGTTAGCCATTGAAGTAGCCAAGCGCATTGAAGAGGGAGATGGGGGCAAAGACATATCCCCCTTTAAGGAAGACACCCCTTGAAAATCCCTTTAGAGGCTTATTCAGTTCCCCTTACCGATTATCAGTTCCGACTGCTTGCTGTAATTTGCCATTTATCGGGCTCCAAAGACCGTTTTAAGACCTCAGTAGAGGAGTTGTGTAGACAGACTAACAAAACTTCTGACCGAACCGTTAGAAGTGCTCTCAAAGCCTTAGAGAAGCATGGGCTACTTATTAGAACTCCCAGCAAGAGGGCTAATGGTTTTAAAGGTATGGACTGGTATGAAGTGGTGGAAAATTACCGCACTACAGAAAAGGATGCAGTAGATTACCGCACTGAAAATTACCGCACCTCACATGACTATAAGTCACATAGTAGTATGACTAATAAGTCATTAGTACCTAATAGTAAAGATAGTAATAAATTAAAAGATTCTGAATCCAAAGGGATTCTAATGAAAGAGATACGAGTACCTATGAGACAATATCAAGATGATGGAGATAATCTGGCAGGCTTTGGACTCGTCGAACCGAAAGATGTTCCAGGCCCTAAGATCAGAAAATCCGATCCTAAGACTAGGGGACGACGACCAGAGCATGAGTGGACTCCAATGGATGTCGCTGCAGAGTTTTCTTATCGTGTCGGGCGCAAGTACCCCTTACTCCCTGGAACAGTTAGCGTCAAACAACTCTCAGGAGCCCTCGCTAAATTTAGAAAGCAATACGAAACCAACGCCCTCATTGAGTTAGAGTTACTCCGTCTGTTTATGGCAGATGAGAGAAACTTTAAGAACATTGGCGATGAAGCACCTATGCTGTATAAGATGTACCTTGCTTCTTTTGGGAAGAAGATGAATCAAGCCAGAGAGAACCTTGGTCTTAATAAAATTAACGCCCCAATAGATACATCAGTTAAGATGGGAACAATGCAAGCAAGTGATGGACGTACTTTCCAGAATTCACTTTCTGGTAGAGCACAACTAGCAAGATACGAAAAACGACTAAAGGAGAATGTAAATGGCTAAAAAGGTAGTAAAGACATTTAGTGCACATCTAAATAAAAATGTTGAAAAGGGTGGCGCATGGATGGCTATCATCAGTGTAACAACTGAAGGTATAGATGGCACAGAGACACTGAACATGGCTGCATGGTCAAACGCATCAGCAGGCAAGCGCTGGGTCAAAAGCCAAGTGCAAGCACTTACACCACGCAAGAGCGTGAAGATGATTGCAGGCGAAGGAAAAGACGCTAAAGGAAAGCCAACATCATTTGTTGGCGTTGTAACTTTTAGATCTTAAATAATGCTCGAGTTCAGTTTCTTTTGCCCTTCTTGTAAAGACAAGACACAAGGCGTAGCAGTTGAACGAGGTAGCATGAATATGGATTTTAAGTGTTACTCTTGTAATACCGATTGGGAAAAGGTCATAGTAGACAGAGGGTCAGATGAGTAACAGATTAATTTATCCAACTAATAATAGAGCGCTTAGATTTTTTGGCGATGTAATGATAATGATTGGTTCCTGGATCCTAAATGTAGGCATGCGCTATGGCGGTATGTATGAGTATGAGTTTGAAGACGACGATGTATGACATCAATCAACTCTCAGCCTTAAAGAAGCACTGGCTACTTCGTAACTCAAATATCCCACGTCGCTTCCTCGGCCTTGAGCCACAAGACCTTGTGGACAGAGCGGGATCCTTTCCTGACGAGGTGAGTACGTGGATAGATGACTGTGTGAGCGGTCAGGTTATAAAGCAGATCGGCCATATCGGAGTTAATGGAGTTGGTCTTCTATTTGATGGCGGACCTGGAATTGGTAAGACGACCCACGCAGTAGTTGCTGCTATGGAGTTTGTTCGCCGCCTTCCTGATACTGATGCTGATGCTGCAAGAGTATTGGGCATGAGTGCATCTGACTTTGGTCTTGGCGCTAGGCCTGTGTACTACATGACTTATCCTGAATTCTTATCTAGAAAGAAAGCAACCTTTGATTCTGACTTTGAGGATAAGAAGCAATCTGTCTATGAGATAGATGGCTTTCATGGCAGATCTAAATTTGATTGGTTAAATGTAAGAATTCTTGTAATCGATGACTTAGGAAAAGAATACGGTTCTAAGTACGATGACTCATCATTTGATGAGATACTACGTCTTAGATACGACAAGGCTCTGCCAACAATTATTACAACCAATGTAAAATTAGAGAATTGGGAAGCAGAGTATAAGGAAGCAATGGCAAGTTTTGCTAACGAAGCCTTTATTCGAGTTCCAATAGTCGGTGCAGATTTAAGAGCAGCACAATGAAAGGGATGAGCATGGATAGTCCTTGGCGGACAGTTCAATTGTTTATCTCTTCTCAGGCTGCGGGCGTGTTTGAGGTTGAGGTTGATACTGGAACAAAAAGAGTCAGGTGTAGTTGCCCTGTTTGGAAAAAGAGTTTAAAGTGTAAGCACGTCTCTTTTGTTAACAATAAAATGAGAATGAACAACGGACATTATTCGATCCTTGTGCCAGAAGAAATCCCAGAAGAGTTAGCCTCACAAGCCAACTCTGACCCAAAGGCATTTCGTGATTTTGTAGTTAGGTATGCTAAAGTCGAGGTACTATGAAAAATGGAGACATATCAAACGTCTCCTCTCCGCAAGTCATTTGTGTAACAGATGTAGTAATTCCTTTAGTAGAAGAAGTTACTAAGAAATTATTAGTTACAAAAGTTGGCTTAAAGTTAGGGGAAATAAATCTTCAGGGTGCTAACAAACTCTGGTTGTTATCAAACAATTATGGTATCTCTTTAGAGTTAGCAGGTTATGCTGATCAAGGGTGGACCAAAGAGTTACTTGAAAAAGCCTTTGAAAAGTTAGAAAGAGAAGTAGTCAATCCATTTAACTATTGGAACCTCTACGAGGACCCAGGTGAGTTAGTTAGAAAACTTCCTTACCGTGCTAATCTTCGTGGCGTAGTAGATGTTCAATGGAGAGTAGCAAGATACGGATCAGCAGGAATAGAACTAGATAACTTGTAAGAGGGGGCACTAAATGGCATCTGACAACGAACATCGTTTAGTCAGTAAGGTCATCCGTGATCGAGACATCGTTCCAGCACTACAGCGTGGTGTTAATGAGTCTTGGTTTTTAGATGACGACAACCGTAAAGCATGGTCATTTGTTCGTAAACACTATGGTGAGTACAGCGAAGTTCCTACTGCCGTAACAGTCAAAGATCATTATCCCAATTACAAAGTTTTGGATGTTCAAGACAATCTTGAGTACCTCTTGGATACCATGGTTGACTTTCGTCGCAGATTACTTACTCGACAGGGACTTGAAACTGCAGTTGAACAATTACAGGACAATAATCACGATGCCGCTCTTCTTGCGATGGAAGCAACTATTACCAAGGTTAATGAACAAGGCATTCTTGGCACACATGAAATAGATTTAACTAAAAATACAGAACAACGTTACAAAGAATATCAAGCCCTACAGAACGAAGAGTTCTTAGGTATTCCTACTGGTTTTTCAAAGATCGACGAAGCAACTGCAGGTTTACAAGGCGGTCAATTAATAACAATAATTGCTCCACCAAAAACTGGTAAGTCGCAGATTGCATTAAAGATGGCTGTCAATGTTCATATGCAGGGATTTATTCCAATGTTTCAATCTTTTGAAATGAACAACCATGAACAACAACAAAGACACGATGCAATGAGAGCAAATATTTCTCATGGCAGATTACGTCGTGGAAAACTATTACCAGCAGAAGAAGATAGGTATATAGATATTTTAAATAAAATGGAAACCGAACCATCTTTTCATTTAATTGATGCTGTAAATGGAATTACGGTCTCAGCCTTAGCAGCAAAGATTGAGCAAACAAAACCAGACATAGTATTTGTAGACGGTGTTTATTTAATGTTGGATGAAGTAAGTGGAGAAATGAATACACCACAAGCAATAACAAATGTTACTCGATCGTTAAAACGGTTAGCCCAAAGAGTAAACAAACCAATCATCATTACAACACAAACCTTGTTATGGAAAATGCGTGCTGGAAAGGTTACTGCCGACTCAATTGGTTACTCATCTTCTTTCTTTCAAGACTCTGATGTTATTTTAGGATTAGAGCCAGTTGAAGAAGATGAAGATATTAGATTATTAAAAATTGTTGCCAGCCGTAACTGTGGTCCTAGTGAAACTGCTTTAACTTGGCGTTGGGAAACAGGTTGCTTTCATGACGAAGAACAAATGATGAAATGCAAATTTTGTTCTGATTGGGGCCGTGTGTGATTGATGTAGAAAAAATTCTTTTATTTTTAGAGGTACCTCTTCACGCACAAAGAGGTTCTGAAGTTAATGGTTTATGCCCAATGCATAAACAAAGAACAGGTAAAGATGATCACAGGCCTTCTTGGTGGATAAATTCTGAAACAGGCGCTCACATTTGTTTTTCTTGTGGTTATAAAGGAAATATTTATACTTTAATTTCAGATATAAAAGGTATTGATTATCATGATGCACGAGACTACATTGACGATACCGCAGAAGTTCCTATTGATTCTTTAATGAAAAGAATTAAAGAGTTACCACAGTACGTTGTTGCTGAAGAAACCATACCAATGTCTGAGGCTAGATTAGCGGTATACGGAGAGCCGCCCGACATAGAACTAAAGAAAAGATTTTTAACACGAGAGGCCGTAAATAAATATGAAGTTTTATGGGACAAAACAAATGAAGCCTGGATATTACCTATTCGTGATCCCGAAACCTTTTCATTATTAGGTTGGCAAGAAAAAGGCGCTAGAGGGAGATTTTTTAAAAATCAACCTGCTGGAGTTAAAAAATCTAAAACTGTTTTTGGAGTTCAACATTTAAACGAGGAACAATTAATAGTGGTTGAATCTCCCTTAGATGTGGTGAGGTTAGATTCTGTCGGAATTTGTGGATCCGTATCAATTTATGGCGCAATGATGAGTGAAGAGCAAGCAAAAATAATTCGTAGAGCAAAAAGAGTGATAGCCGCATTTGATAATGATCCTGCTGGAAAAAAAGCCTGTGAACAAATACGAGATTATGCTCGTAAATATGGTTTTGATTTATTGTTTTTTAATTACACGGGTGTTGATGTAAAAGATGTGGGAGATATGACTCCGTCAGAAATATTGACTGGACTAGAAACTGCAAAACACATGTTGCATGGAAAAGCCGCTTACCTATAATGGACTTAAGAGATAAAGATCAACCCTTACACGTATGTATTTGCGGCTCTACTTTGTGGAATGTAAAAGCAATGTTTGAAGATGGAGAAGTATCTTTATATATGTTAGATATGGAGTGCGCCTTGTGTGGCAGTTTAGCAACTGCTCCAACGCCAATAGATAATGTTTAAAGGAATTTTAAAACCATATCAACCCGAAGCAGTAGACAAAATGGTTAATCGTAAACGAATGCTTGTTGCATATGAGATGGGTCTTGGAAAAACCTGTATGACTATTGCAGCACTTGAAAAATTAAAAGAGAACGGAGAGTTAACTAAACCTATTTTAATAATTGCTTTATCTAGTTTAAAATATCAATGGGAAAAAGAAATTCAAAAGTTTTCTGACGCAAGAACCGTAGTTATAGACGGTTCAAAAAGTACTCGGTTAATTCGTTGGGATAGAGAACTTAGTGGAGTACGATCTGCAGATTATATTATTTGTAATTATGAAACAGTTGTTAATGATTGGGACTCTATTAAAGACGAAGACTGGGGAGCGGTTGTGTGCGATGAAGCCACAGCCATTAAAGGTTTTAGATCTAAACGTTCAAAGGCTGTAAAAAAGTTATCTGCAAATGTACCTATTAGATTTGCTCTTACGGGCACCCCAATAGAAAATGGTAAACCAGAAGAGGTGTATAGCATTATGCAATTTGTAGATTCAAAATTACTTGGAAGATTTGATTTGTTTGATCAAACTTTTATTGTAAGAAATCACTTTGGTGGTGTTCAACGGTATAGAAACTTAAATATATTTCACGCAAAAATGAAAGAAGCGTCGGTCCGAAAAGTACAAACAGATCCAGACGTCGCTCCCTATCTTCCCGACACAATTCATCTAGATCCAATTCAAATTTCTTTTGACACAAAAACCTCTGAGTTATACAACTTAATTGCTAATGAATTGAGTCAAGAATTATATGAAGCACAACAATTACTTGGAGCAAACTTTTCTTTACTAGCACACTACGGACACGATAGTAAGCCAGGTGGTCCAGCAGACATGATGCGGGGTTCTATTATGTCTAAGATTACTTCTTTAAGAATGCTTTGTGATCATCCCAGTTTATTGATCGATAGTTCTGAAAAATTTTTAAAACAAGAAGGCGAAGGCAGTGCCTATGCATACAGTTTAAAAGAACGTTCGTTGTTAGAAAACATAACTAAACAACCAAAATTAGATGTATTAAAAAGTTATGTGGCTGATCATTTAGAGACTGATCCAGAAGCAAAAGTAGTTATCTTTACATCTTGGGTCGGCATGCTTTCTAGAATTAAAGAAGTTACTGGTGGGACTATATATACGGGAAGTATGAATGCAAAAGAGAAAGAAGCAAGTAAAGAAAAGTTTCTTACAGACCCAGATTGTCGTGTGTTTATTTCATCAGATGCAGGTGGCTACGGTGTAGATTTACCTATTGCAAATTTGTTAATAAACTATGATCTGCCTTGGTCTGCGGGTTTAGCCGTACAAAGAAATGGACGAATTAAACGAGCATCAAGTAGATGGCCAAGCATAATTATTCAAGATATTATTGTAAAGGACTCTATTGAAGAACGACAATTTGAAATGCTTCAACAAAAAAATGCAGTAGCAGACGCAGTAATGGATGGAACGGGAATCAATTCTAAAGGAGGAATTGACCTAACCGTGGGAAGTCTGATAAGTTTCCTACAACAACAGAGACCTTGAGGGGGTTAACATGGCAAGAATAAAAAAAGAAGAACCTAGAGTGGCTGCAATAGATGACCTTGAAGCACAGGCTAAACAATATATATTTTTTAAAAAACAAGTTGAGTATTTTGAGTCAGAATTAAAACTGCTCAAAGAAAAAATATTTGAAGTTGTAGACACCAAGGGTGAAGTCGATGGCAATGGAAATATTTTTGTAGAACTTCCAAATGAAATAGACGGCGTAACCATGTTACAAAAACAAAGAAGAGTGTCTCGTAAAATTGATCCACAAATGGCTGATAATTTAATTGTGTCTAAAGGTCTTGAAACTGAGTTGTATAAAACTATTCAGATTATTGATGAGGATGCTTTAATGGCCGCATTGTATGAGGGAAAGTTAACTGAAGAAGAGGTTGACTTAATGTATCCACAAAAAATTGTATGGGCTTTAATTTTAAATAAGAGATAATTATGGCTGGATTACGTGGAGACGATGAAATTTTAGAAGCGTTTGCTGATTTAGAATACATTCCAGGTTCTAAAAGAAAACGCCGTGAAGAAGATCCAAAAGTTTCTCGCCGTAAAAACGGGGAGAGTAATGGTTGGGATGCAAATCCGATCATTAAAACATTAAGTGGAAAAGAAACAGAGGTTTTTACTATTAGTGCATTAGCACTAGCGTTAGAAAAAACAATTGTTACTGTTCGCTTATGGGAAAGAAAAGGCTACATACCTAGAGCACCTTATAGACTTCGGTCTAAAACTCTAAAGGGAGAAAAAATTGGAGGAAATAGGGTGTACACCAGACCATTAATTGAGTCCGCTATTGAAGAGTTTTCAAAACGTGGATTACTAGGGTCTGCTCGTGTAGAGTGGTCTAACCAAGATGACCTAACAGAGGCTTTAATAAGTCGTTGGAAGGAAATCACAAACCTAGAGAGCCAGTAGTGATTAAGTTTGTACAGTGATACAACATCCTCCGTGCCTCATTACCGAAAGAAGAAACAAATGCCAATAACCAAACCAACAAATGATGTTGCAGAAAATCCTGCAAATTATTTAGATGAAGACAGCGAAACTGCAGAACCAAAGATTGGTACTACAGTTCAACAAGGTTGGGAAGCAGCAGAGGCTCTCTTAACTGAGAATTCCTCAGAGTTTCCAACAGAGTTTCGTTTTTCTGAACAACCACAATTAATTAAATTCTTAGAGGATGGACCCTTCCGTGTCTACGAGCAGCATTGGATTGAACGGCCAACAGGCAAAAAATCTTTTGTTGCTTTAGCAGAAAATGATCCGTTTACTGACATCCTTGGAAGTAAACCACGTTCACGTTTTGCATTTAATGTGCTTGTACTAACTGGCGAAGCACAGGGTGTGCAGATTCTTACAGCACCTCCAACACTTGCAAGACTAATTAAAAAGTCTCATGAAGATGAGCGCAAAGGACCTCTGTCAAAAGAGTTCTGGGAAATTTCTCGGATGGGTACAGGGCCTACAACAAACTACACTATGGAGTTTGTTCGTGGTCGTGACCTAGCGGAGGAATGGAAGTTGAACCTCGATGAGGTTCAAGAACTAGTAGCACGGGCTGTTCCGTATACAGCCGAAGTAATTCGAGAGACCCCTCGCTCCGAAATGCTTAAGATTGCTCGTTCCTTGGTTTAACCAAGATTCCAATGTGGCGGAGCCTGTTTATTTCCGTTTTCAGGCTCCACCACTTAACTTATTAGTGAGGGAAAATAATGAACATTATTACAACTAAAGAACAACTAAGAGATCTGGTCGAGTATTACTCATCAGTAAATGCATTTGCATTTGATGTAGAAACAGTTGGAGAAAACAGAATTCAACCTGTGGTAAACGACGTATTGTGGATTTCTTTAGCAACAGAAGGAAGAACAGATGTAATTCCCATGGGTCATCCTAATGGGGAATTTTTAAGTTGGGATAAAGAAATTTTGTTAAGTGGTCAACGCAAGGCAGTTGCTGGTAAACCTTTAACAGATGCCGACTATTCTAAAAACCAAGCAAAATGGAAACCAGTATTTGATTTACCACCAGAACAGTTACTACCTGGTGAAGTGTTTCAAGCATTAAAACCATTGTTTTTTAGTGACAAACTAAAAATAGGACATAACATTAAATTTGATTTAAAATCAATTGCTAAATATTATCGTGGTGTTGTTCCCTCAAAACCATTTTTTGATACTCTAATGGCAGCGTTTATCATTGACAATAGAAATAGAATAGCCTTAAATCTTGCTGCTTGTGCTGAAAGAGAGTTAAGTTTAAAAGTAGAAAAAGGCGTAGGTGCAGAAGTTGAGGCTCACGCTTTTTCTGTCGTGGCTAAATATGCAGGCATAGATGCAGAAGTAACTTGGAATTTATATAAAACTTTTTCTCCAAAATTACAAAACGGATTAAAAGATGTATGGGATTTAGAAATGGGATTAATTCCAGCATTATGTGATATGGAATTAACTGGTGCAACAATTGATGTAAAAGAACTTACTTCTTTAAAAGCAAGTCTTGAAAAAGACATTGATTTAGCAAAGGCTAAGGCTTGGAAATTAACTGGAAAACCTTTTGCTATGAATTCGGTAAAAGAAAAACAAGAATTGTTGTTCTCTTCCAAACCAGAAGGTCGTGGCATTAAACCAAATTTACGTGTACGGGTAGCCCTTACTGCAAGAGGACAAGCCGTTGCAGCAACTGATGCAAGTAACTTAACTATCTATCATTACTCTGTTTCATCAGATGCTCTTGAATTTTATAGGTCTAAAGATGAGTTAGTCGATGCAATTCTTGAGTATCAAGATTTAAATAAATTAATGACAACTTACGTTATGCCATATTTAGGTGGAGAAGTTACAAGAACTACAATGGGTAAAGAAAAAGTTTTTGATAAAAAAAGTTTGTTAATTAATGGCAGAGTTCATACCAACTTTAAAGCCCACGGAGCAGAAACTGGCAGATTCTCCAGCAGCGATCCAAATTTACAAAACATACCTAGTGCAGGAGAGTATGGAAAGTTAATTAGAAACCTATTTGTTGCACCTCCTGGATATAAATTAATAGTTGCTGATTACTCTCAGATTGAACCTAGAATCATTGCTTCTTTTTCTAAAGATCCAATTATGGTAAAAAACTATTTAGATGGAGAAGATATCTACACAACAATTGGCAATACAATGGGAGTAGATCGTAAAGCGGGAAAGGTTCTTGTTCTTTCTATTGCTTACGGTGTTGGCCCAGAAAAAATTGCAGCAAGTATTGGCTGTACAGTTACTGATGCAAAAAATTTATTAAATAGATTTACAGAAAAGTTTCACGATATATCAAAATATAAAGCCAAAATTATTAGACAAGCCTTGGCAAAAAGTCCAGTCCCATATGTTCCCACTGTATATGGACGCAGAAGATACTTGCCAGATTTAAAAAGTAAAGAGATAGGTTTAAGAGCAAGGGCTGAAAGACAAGCATTTAACACAGTAATTCAAGGATCTGCAGCAGATTTAATGAAGTTAGCAATTATTAGAGCCCACTCTTGTTTAGTAACAGAACCTGATGCCAATGTAATTTTGACTGTGCATGATGAACTTGTTACAGTTGCTCGTGAAGATCTAGCAGAATCGGTTGCCGAAGCAGTTAGAGAATCAATGGAAGGCGTACACATCCCAGCAATTATTGTTCCACTAATTGCCGATGTAAAAATAGTAGACAAATGGGGAGAGGCAAAATGATTGTTACTAAAAACTCTTTAAATAAAGACCTTCCTAAAATAAGGAAAGTTTCACTTGTTGGACATGGAAAATCATCTCGTGTTCAAGTTTCAACATTAACTGGACGAAGATTGCGTCGTGCCATTGCAAAGGAGTTAAAACAAAAATGAGTAACTCAGATTGGTGGGCTAAACAACTTGGAACACAACCACAGGTTGTACAACCAAGAACTGAGAATGTTCCAATGCCTCCTTCTCAACAACCTATGACTCCATATGTTCCACCACAACCTCAACAACCAAGTATTCGTATTGGAAGCACGGGTCAAACTCAGTCGTGTCCTGACTGTAATAGTAATAACTACATGGCTGTTCAAAACGCTGCTCCAAGATGTTACGATTGCGGATATCCTTTACAACAATCAGGAAGTAAATTTGGATCACTAACTGGTGCAAAAGTAGAAGGAAATATAAAATCTTCTATAGGTAATGACACGCAAAGTAATTGGAATCCACAAGGAATAATTGGGAGAATAGAGTAATGAATGACGAAGCCAAAAAGATTGTTGCTCAATTAAATAAAAAGTTTGGTAATAATGTTGTAGTAATTGCTTCCGATATTCGTAGTGATTTGGTTCCTAGAATTACGTCTGGTTCAACTACCTTAGACTATGTTCTTGGAGGGGGATTTCCTGGAAATCAATGGAATGAATTAATAGGAGAACCTTCTCACGGAAAAACTGCAGTTGCTTTAAAAACTATTGCAGCAAATCAAAAGTTAAACCCAGAACACACAACAGTGTGGGTAGCCGCAGAACAATGGGTACCTGACTATGCAGAAATGTGTGGGGTAGACACTTCTAGGGTAATTGTTATTGAAACAAATATTATGGAAGAGGCGTATCAGGCTGTAATTGAATTTGCTGAATCAAAATCAGTAGATGCAATTGTTATTGATTCTTTGCCTGCTCTATCTCCTGCTCCTGAAATGGAAAAAGATATGAATGAAATGACTGTTGGTAGAGGTGCATTGCTTACCAATAAGTTTTTTCGAGTTGTTGGTTCTGCAATTAAAAGAAGTCTTGTAGAAGATGAACGTCCTGTTTTAGGATTAATAATTAACCAATATCGAATGAAGATTGGCGTAATGCATGGCGACCCAAGAACAACTCCAGGAGGAGAAGGAAAAAATTATGCCTTCTTTACAAGATGTGAAATTCGCAGAGACGAATGGATTGAGGTTGGACCTAGCGGTAATAAGGTTCGTATTGGACAAAGAATTAAAGTTAGAACATTAAAAAATAAAACAGCACCTCCACAAAGAGTTGCTTATTTTGATTTTTATTTTGCAGATGGAGGCCATTGTTTGCCAGGAGAATACGATTTTGCAAAAGAAATTGCAGCACTAGCAGTTGTAAAAGGAATAATAGATCGTAAAGGTGGGTGGTATTACTATGGAGAAAGAAAATGGCAGGGAATTGAACCAGTCATTGATAGTATCCGTGGCGAAATTGATCTCAAGGAAGAACTACAAAAGGTTGTACTTAGTTCCTCCGATGTACCGATGGCTGGAGGTTTTGACAATGATTGAAAGTAAAAAATTTATAGTAAACGATGAAGCATGGGCGCATGATTTAGAAAAAGGTGTAGAAACTTATACAGACATGCTTTTTGAAGCCGTGTGGGAAGGTGACGAAGATGAAATTTTAGAAACGCTTTCAGGAGAACCATTTTGTGGTTGTTCTCCTTGTTTTTGGCGTGAAACAATGTTCTATATTGTTCCTCGTTTGCTGGAGGGCTACGAGAGTGGCAAAATAGAACTTGAAGACTGAAGGACAAAAACAATCTCAGAAGCATGAGAAGAGACTCGCTAAAAAAGTTAACGGTTCTCGTAATGCTGCTTCTGGTGCGTTTTGGTCACGTAAAGGCGATGTAAGATCAGCCGACCTGCTGATTGAACATAAGTGGACTGGTAAAAAACAGACTACGATAAAGTCTACGGTCTTAAAAAAAATAGTAAGAGAGGCAATTTTAGATGGAAGAATGCCAGTACTTGGTATCCATTTAGATGGGGAGAATTACGTGGTTCTCCTTGAAGACGACTTCATAGAAATGCTAGAGAAAGTCAAGGATGCCTAACACATGGATGAACCAGAGTATGCCTGGAGATACGAAGCAAGATGTTCGGGACAAGACACCGACATCTTCTACCCTCCTCGTGATAAAGAGCAGTACAAGGACATTGCTGATCAGGCCAAAGCATTTTGTTTTGGTGAGACAGGAAAAAACCATTGTCCAGTACGTGCCCAATGTTTGTGGGATGCCGTTAAAAGAGATGAGCCACACGGAATCTGGGGTGGGTTAAGCCACAGAGAACGTAATGCTTTAATGAGAAAGTGGCAAAAGAAATACAAAAAGAAAATGTCCCTAAGAGAATTTATTTTCAGTACAGACAAGGAATACTAATGGCAACACCTAAGACAGACTTACAGAAGTTCCTTGATACTAAAAAGGCTGATACTAGATTAATAGGAGACATAGAACGTCACCTAATGAGACAGCCAGAGTCAGATAGAAGGACGGACGTACTTCATCCTTCTGAAATTATTAAAGCCGACTGGTGTCACAAGTATGCTTATTATCTATTAAATGGTGGTAAGGCCAAGAAAGAAAAACCTAATCTTCGCCTTCAAAATATATTTGATGAAGGACATTTCATCCATGCTAAATGGCAAAATCGATTAGCAGATATGGGTGTCTTGTATGGAAACTGGTACTGTGAAACAGATGATAGATCTGAGTGGGGAGTTAGTTCTGAGGTAAATAATGGCCCATCAGTCTTTGAGTACAAAGAGGTTCCTTTAGTTTATGAACCCCTTCGTATTCATGGTCATGCAGATGGTTGGGTCAAAGGTATTGGAGATGATTGTTTAATTGAAATCAAATCTATTGGGGCAGGAACACTTAGGTTTGAAGCGCCAGAGTTACTCTATGATGCAGACGGTGACTTAACAAAGGCTTGGAAAAACATTCGCCGTCCATTTAGAACTCACTTACTTCAAGGACAGATGTACTTAGAGTTAGCCAAAAGACAATTTGGCGATGATGCTCCCAATGAAATTGTTTTTATTTATGAATTAAAAGCAGACCAAGATTATAAAGAGTTCACAATTAAATCTGACTACTACGTAGTAGAAAGAATCTTTAATGCTGCACAGAAAGTTATAGATGCAGTTGATGCAGGTGTTTCACCTGCCTGTAATGTCGATCCTGTTGGCTGTAAGTACTGCTCTTTGATTGGAAAATAATGAGTGAGATAGAAGTCTTAATGAAGAGGGGTCTTGCCCTACCAAAGCCACAGTACGAACAAGCAGTATTACCACCTGACATTACAGAGTTGAGCAGTGAAGATTTAGCAATAATGTTTACTACTCTTACTGGTTGGGCCGATTACTTTGCTTCGCAGTTAGTTCAGGCTCAACTTAGTGAGCGTGAGGCTCAAAGAGCCTTAGACATGGCTGAGAACAAACTGCTCATACTCAAGATGGGAGCAGCCTCAAAAGGCTCAACCGTAAGTTTAGCCAAGGCTCAGATTGCTACCGATCCAGAGATTATCCAATTAGGAGATACCTATGAGGAACGGTATGCTTATCGCAAGATCTTAGAGATGATGCTCTCAAATCAAGAACGGGATATCACTTTAGTTTCGAGGGAAATAACACGGAGAACAAACGAGTCCCGAATGGGACGGAGGGATACATTCATAACATGAATAAAATAATGATGCTTGTTCTAGTTTTAATAACTGGACTTATATCACCTGCAAAAGCAAACAGCGAACCAACAATCGCAATAATTGATAGCGGTGTTGCTACTTCTTTATTTGCAAATAAAATTGCATATGAAGTCTGTCTAATCAATCTTCCTAGATGCCCAAATCAACAGAGCATTATGGAAGGTCCAGGGGCTGCAAACCTTGCTCCTACAAATGACAAGATGTTAAATCACGGAACACAGATGGCGTCTATTGTCACGGCTGTAAATCCATCGGCAAAGATTATTCCAATAAGAATTGTTGGAATGACTCCAGCAGGAGTTGCTGGTCTGTATAACTTAAATGATGTGCAGAATGCTTTAGATTGGATTATTACAAACAGAGCAAAGTACAACATCTCAGTAGTATTACTTGCACAGGGTGCTGTGATGGGTAACTGCAGAGTTCCTGCTGGAATGAGCGAATCTATTGCAACATTAAAGGCAGTAAATGTTCCTGTTATTGCCGCAGTTGGTAATGACTCAAATAGAAAAGCCGTATTCTCACCAGCATGTTTGCCAGATACTGTGGCAGTTGGTGCAACTGATAATCCATGGTCAGGATCTGAACCATATGCTTATGATGCAGCGGCTGCTCCATACATTGCTCGATACAGTAATGGCGCACAGGGTCAAGTAGATTTCTATTTGAATGCTCGTTACTACACAAAACTTACAGATGGATCTACTAAGTTTGTTGTTGGTACATCTAACTCTGCAGCAGCATTAGCAGGTTGGTGGTTGTTAAATAAAAAAGCAACCTTTGATGAGACCTTTAATGCAATCATGGCTACAACCACAGAGGCAAAGAATGAATTTGTGACTGGGCGGTATGTCAGAGTTCCATAACGAGACGGTGCTTGAAGAAGCACAGCGTTTGATAACGGGTGATCGTAACAAGTCTTACGATCATCCGTTAGACAATTTTAATCGTATTGCTAAAGGTTGGGAAGTTATTTTTAATACTAAAGTAACTGAAGAACAGGTTGGATTAGCAATGGCATGGGTAAAAATTTGTCGTGAAGTGCACCAACAAAAGAGAGACAACCTAGTTGATGGGGCGGGTTATCTAGGGACTGTGCAAATGGTCATAGATGAAAGAGAACGCCGTGCCAACCAAAGCGATTGATGGTAATTTACCTAAAGACTGTAACGTAACAATAGGAATAGATCAATCACTTACTGGCTTTGCATTAACTGCACTTCAATTTGAAGATCCAACAAAATATATTACATGGGTTTATAAATCACCTTATTTTGGAATTGAAAGACTTGCTGATATTAGACAATGGTTAGTAGATCATCTAGATTATCTTGAAGAAAATAATAATACAATTTTAGACATAGCAATGGAGGGCACCGTTCTTGCTAGTCATGCAGCCCTCGTATTGGGAGAGTTGTCAGCCACCGTCAGACTAACTATTTTTGATTATTTTGAAGAGGATGATCCTCGAAAATTTCCCTTAAAAGTTCCACCTATGACCTTAAAAAAGTTTGCTGCAGGAAAAGGTAATGCAAAAAAACAAGAGATGTTGCTACAAATATACAAGAGATGGGGCATAGAATTTAATGATGACAATGCCGCAGATTCTTACGCTCTTGCAAGGCTCTTAGGAAAAAACTTCTATAATGAGGTCGAGAAGGCAGTTGCCGAACAAATGAAAGATCCTAAATACAGAGACGCCCCAAGACTTTAGCCTTACCCTATATTCTAGGAGCGGTACATAAATTCGACTCAAAGGACTACTAGACATGACAACTTCACCTGAAATTCCTATTTCTACTGACGAACCGTTTTTAAGAGTTAGTGCAAGTTCAAATCCTCAAAGTGTGGCATCAGCAATTGCTCATGTTATTTACGAAAAACACGAAGTAAAATTACGTGCCGTAGGTGCGGGAGCAGTAAATCAAGCAGTTAAAGCAATTGCTATATCTCGTGGCTATGTAGCCCCTAGGGGTTTAGATTTAACCTGCAAACCAGGATTTACCACTATTGAATCCCGTGATGGAGAAATTTCCGCCATTGTATTCGCCATTACAGCAAGTTAATTTAGTTCTATCCTTAGACATACACTAAGGAGTCACCATGGCAAATTGGACAGATATGGGTCACGCAATGCGACGTCGCATGGGCGCACCTTCAAACCATCTAGAGTCAGCAGGTACTAAAATGAAAAAAGATATGAGCCCAGATCAATACACCCCATCTGGTGCAAATGCAACATTTACTAATGTAAGTGGTACACCTTCTGTTGGTACATTGATGCCAAAGAAGAACACTCAAGCAGCAGAACCAATGTACGGTACAAAAGCAAATAGAAAGAATGTACTTGTAGCAGATTCAGCAGCGTCTGAGCGCAAAGGTGCTGCACATAGAATTACTACAACAATGCCTTGTATTGACCCTTGTTCAGGATCAACAATGACTAACGCAAGAACCATTCCTTCGGTTTCAGGACGTCAAAATCCTAACTTCCAAGGTGGAATGGGCGACGCCTACTAAAATGCCATTGTCGAATTCACAATTCGGCGGTAGTAATTCAATGGTGCCACAAACACCAGATGTAGACACGCCGTTATCATTTAGTTCTTCTACAGCAGGATCTGCTGCTCAAGCAACTGCATGGAAAAATAGAAGTATTGGTGGCGGTAAACCTTTATCATTATCTAAAAAAACCGCTGGCACAACATTTAATTGGGATGATACTTCTACAAATACATCAGTTACACCTAACTCTGGTGGTAGAAACCCAAATGCTTAGTAATGAACAATTTGCTAATTTAGCCAACGAAGGTGGAGCCAGCAGAAGTTTTAAGACTGGTGAATCTCCTAAAAGTCCTGGAGTTATGGTTTCAATTCCTGGTGCTGAAAAGATTACTGACGCACCATATACTGCAGAACAAGCAAAGAGTTTTAAAGAAGAAAATAAAACAAAAGCAACAGGCGATGTTTATCAAGGTGCATGGAAAACTGGTGGAAAAATATTTGCAGATATAAGTGTTAAACACAGTACCCTTCCAGGAGCACGTACCGCTGGTGTAGAAAATAAACAAATTGCTGGATATGATTTAGGTGGAACAGATGTAAGGCGCCCACAGGGTGGTAATGTTTATTTTGGTCGCAAAGTTCCTGGTGTTGAATCTAACCCAGAGTTTGTAGCAAGTGCTCATCGAACAGCAGAGTATGAAAGAATGGAACCAAAACCAAAGGCTCAAGAATTTGCAGAACAATCTCAGATAAGTCGTGGCTCTACATATAAGGGTAAAAAAATTTCAGTAAATGAGGTCTATGCAACTATTGCAAAAAACCGCAGAGATAGAGGTGTGTAATGGCTGGTGGAGTTAATAATCTTTCAGCATCACAAAACTGGCAATCTCTTGGTGGTGGAGGTCTCTACGGTTATAACAATCAAGGTGGTGCAGGAACTCCTATAGCACGTAGTGCAATTGATGAATCCCGCATGGGCATGGGTCGCATTCCTTCTGCAGAGTATCCAGATGGTTATCTTGGCACAATGCGATCTCGAAGAGATGATCGTCTATTAGACTCTATTAAGAACCGTGTAAATCAGAAGGCCTATCAACGTGGTGTTCACAAGGGTGAGCGCATTGAACCTTCTATGTATTATTGGCCAGAACAAATACACCCAATGACGGGTATTGAACGCCAAATGAAAGCAAAGTTAGTAAACATAAATGGCGCAGTTGTTTATATGTCAGAAAGAAGTGCACCACAGACACAACTAACACCTGCTCCACATCTAGTAAATGATGGTAAAGCAAACACTGTTGCAGACCAACCAGGAACCATTGATGCACGCCGTAAAGCAATGCTTGCCTATCTAAGACCTGCGTGGGCATAATATGGCTTACTTCGGAGTCAACCCTCATGGTCGTTGGGATCAGAATATTGCTCAAGCACAATTTAAAGACCATGTAGAAAATGTTATTAAAAAGTACCGTGAAGCATCCCCAACATTTATTGAAGGCGGACATCAATGGTATGAAAAGGCACACGAAGAAGCAACCAAACTTGGTGGTGGAGACACAAAACGTGGCGCAGGAATTATTGCGGCATTATCCCCATTAAGTGATTGGGATAGAAATGTTAGAGAAGCAAAAGAATTAGTAAAGACTGGCGATGTTAAGAGCGCCCTCCTTCCAGCAAATGTTGCAAAAGCCCAAAGAATTCACGCTGGTGAAGAGCCAGAAAAAGTATTAGGTGGAAACAAAGTAACTAGTTTCTTCAAGAACATTAATGATCCAAGTAATAAGGAGCCTGTAACAATTGATCGTCATGCATACGACATTGCAATGGGAAGACCTTTTGCTGGAACAGGAAAGCCAAAGAATTTAGAAGAGTTAAAAGTTCCACGCCAGACAGGAACTATGTCTCAAGATCTAGGCTTAAGTTCAATGGGTAGATACAAGCACTTCGTTCATGCGTATCAGCATGCTGCTGGAGAGTTAGGTGTTGATGTACCAAATAAAGTACAAGCAACATCCTGGGTAACTCATAGAGGAGCAATAGGATGACACAGAAATTTGATGGCGTTTATGATTATACAAAGCCGTGGCGTGCACCTGTACAACCTGACAAGGTAGCCAAGAGGTACTCTTATCTAGGACCATGGGCATCCAATCAAGAACGTCTTACACAACAGGCTCTCATGGTTATGAACATACCTGGAAAAGATATTCAAGAAATGGTTAGACCACCACTACCTCAGATTCAATTATTTCCAGAACGTTATGGCTACGGAGATCGCAGTCAACCTGGTATTGATGACATTGTAACTATCGATAGAAATTACTCTGAACCAAGAGTATCCTGGTTCTCTGGCGGTGTTGCTGGTTATCAAGCAGCCGAACGAAACGCACTAGGGAGTAACTAATGCCAACTATAGTTCCTGATCGTGGTGATGATCCAAAGCGCAAGATGTCTTATCTTGAAGAGGTAAATAACGTAGAACGTAAAAAAAGAGTTAGCCCAATACAGTATGAAGAGATGTTAAAGGCTAGGAAACCAGGAGCAAAAGATCCTTTTTACGGATATCAAAAACGAATTGGTGAATGGGATCCAGAAAGGTATTAATGATGGCAAACATAGTTCCTGATCGTGGTAATGATCCAAAACGTGTTCCTGGTTCATACATGAGTTTAGTTAATAAAGCGACCATTTTTAAAGGAGAAAATCCAAAATGGAAATGCGACGCTTGTGGTAAAAAAGGCGCAAGTGATTACATGCCTGGTGGGCGTATGTGTAACGGCTGTGCAGATGAAAGAGGATTCTAATGAATGATGGCGACGGTATGTTGACGATGGAGTTACAAGCAGGATTAATTGCTTCTAACGCCACTATGTATAACGGCTCATCACCTTGTCCGACTTGCGGCGTCGTTATGAATCCTGTTGAATTCCTATCTAATAGAGGACACTGCTTGTCTTGCACAACAGCAAAAAACGCTAAAAGAATAAAGGAAAAAATGTCATGATGTTTAACGACCGCAGAAGGACCCGCATTCAGAGTGCTAAAGAGCGCCAAAGGGTGCATAATTTAGTCAGAGATACAGGTGGATTAATATCTTCTTCAACAGGAGAGTATCCAGCATCTCGCAAGGAACAGTATGCTCAATCAACTCAAGCGGTGGAAGCCGTTATTGAGGCAAATAGGAAGAAGAAATAATGGCCGTTAATTCATCTCGCTCAATGAACAAGTCACTTGATGATGGTGCAACAGATGGAAAGTATCGCAAGGTACGTCCTGATACTGAAGTAGGTCCAGAGTCATCTGCTACTGAAGCCAACCGTCAATCACTTCATCCATTTTATGGTTATGGTTTTGCAACCTCTGAGTATCCAGCAAAGGTAAACCCAGGTAAGTAAATGTATAATCTTCAGCCAAAACAATTCACTCACACAGTTGAACAAAAAGACGGTGGATGGTCTGGCTCTGTAACTCCTTTTGCAGCAACAAGTGCAGCACACGCTAAAGCAATGATTGAAAAAAGTGGGACTCATAAAGTTACTACAGGTTCAACAGAAGCAACAAGAGCCAGTGTAGCGGGTAAAGGTAGAGCAGGTCGAATGTTGCAAGGAATGCAAAAAACTCAACGTCAATCTTTTAGAGATTAAGGATTAATTATGGGAAGTATGCATGCAGCAGAATATGCCTCAATGAAAGGCAAGAATAAAGATATGGGATTGCTTGCACATTTGCAAGGAAACCATTATCCACCAGTTCCAGCATCAATGCTTGGACCATCAAAACGTGCTATCTCTGCAGTAAACAAAGGCAAGAATAATTCAAATATTAAACTTCCAGAAGGTATTTTGTATAAAGGCAAGAAAGCAGCACCCGCATCTGCAATTGTTGAAGCACACCACCTACATTCGTGGTTAAACACAGATCAGTTTCAGGATTAATTATGGCAAGAGTAGCAAAAACAAATTTAGCAAAGGCTCCTGATTTTATTTCAAGCAAAGAACCTTTTCAAGCATCAGCACTATCTGGTGTAGAAGGTACCACTGGCCCTGGCTATATGTCAGATGATGAAACTCGTGAATATCGCAAATCAAATCCAACATATACAGTACGTTCTTACGGAACACCTATTGCATGGCACGGAGATGCGGGTTGGCAACAATCTACAACAAAATATTCTCGAACTACTTCCAAACATCAAACCATCGTTAAGCGTGCATTGAACACCCACTTCCAAAGCGGACACGATAACGCAAAGAACCCAGACTACGGCCTACCTCTTGGCGAGAAGTAAGAGTGGTGGGGGTCGTAATGACGCCCGTAAGTGTGGTAAAGCAAGTAAGAAAAGCCCAAAGTCAAACGTAAACAAGGGTAAATCTTGTTGTGGATATTCAATTAAAAGAACAGATAGGTTAGACCACAATCAAGGTCATCGTAAAATAGCCTTAGCCGCTTAAATAGTATAGGATAAACGGACTACCACAAGGAGCACTATGAGTAATGTACCAATTCTTGGACAGAAAAAACAAGATAATGAACCACAGTTTAGGTTGTTGTACTGTCTTGTCTGTCAAACATTAGAAGAGTTACCACCTTATGAGGGTGCGCCTGAGCAAGATTACCTATTAGAAATTGCCTGTGAACAGCATGTCTTTCCTTCTGGAGAACCGCATAAAGGAAAACTATTTGTATTGCCATTAAAAGCATGGGCTAAGACAGAGTCAAAAAAAGAAATTATTAGACAAATAAAAGGTGGAGGTTCTGCTGGTATTGCAGAGGTGGATGATACTTTCTACGAATCACGATCTACCTTTATGGAAGATGCAATGACTTGCTATAGGCAACACAACAAACCAAAGGATGGCTGTTCAGATTGGCATATTAAAGACAAGATGTTGGTGCCGAAAACAATAAAGGAACGCAGAGCAGAGGGTATGGAGAAGTATGAAGAATCCGCAGGTCCAAAAACTTATTTGTGCGACTTTTGTCCTGTAGCAATATCCGTAGCACAACGAAAGAGAAAGTTGATGGGAATATAATAATGTCTGATAATGAGATGATCCAAGCAGCCTATACTGTAGGTATTAGATTAGATGGAACTGTGTTTACCGAGGTGCTTGAACCTAGCGAAGTAATTCAAAGAAGAGCAACTACTTTTGATATATATCAAACAAGCAGAGAGTTAGTCTCCGATATTGAAAGCCAATTACTTGCAGATCGAGTTGCACGTACTGTATTGGCAAGTCTGCAACCAAAGGACAATGTTGCAGAATTCAAGGAAAAATTGATAAATGCACTAAGTGATAGAGGCATAGACACCCCACAAGCCTAAAGAGCCATAGACTATGTCTATGAGTGATTTAACTGGCTTTGTAAGTCCTGTTCAATTACAGGCTGCCCCTACTTCTTATTTTTCTGATCCTGAAGAAGAGTTAGACCCGCAGTTATTTGTAAACACAACTTTAAAAGGTTGGGTTCGTAATGGTATTCTTCAAAAATTGTATGGATTTTTAGATGACGCTTATCGCCATGCAGATTTGTGGACAAGAGTTTGGATTGCAGGTTCAGCGATATCTTTCCAATGGTCAGCAGATCGTGAACCAGGAGATTTAGATATCCTCATTGGGGTTGATTATTTTTTATTTAGAAAAGCCCATCCAGAATATATGGGATTATCAGATATTGAAATTAGCAAAATGTTAAATGAAGATTTTAGAGAACACCTACAGCCTGAAATGACTAACTGGAATGGATTTGAAGTAACTTTTTACGTTAATCCTGGAGCCACAGATATTAGAACAATTAATCCTTATGCTGCATACGACCTTAACCACAATGAGTGGACAGTGTTTCCTAAGCAACAGGGTGCTACACAAAATTTAGCGTGGGAATCAGCCATTCAAAAAGATACTTCCAAAGCCTCAGAAATTGTTATGCGTTATTCAAAGTATTTAACAGATTTACAAAATGCAAAAAACCCAGCATCTCGTCGTAACGCTGAGTTTGGTTTACAAACCGCTTTAATGCAAGGTTCGGCTCTTTTTGAAGATATCCACCATTCTCGTCGATACGCTTTTAGACCAGATGGTAAAGGTTATGAAGATTTTTATAATTATAGATGGCAGGCTGGTAAGAAATATGGAACAGTTTCTGCACTAAAACAACTGTCTGAGTACTGGTCAGCATACAAAGCAAAACAAGCAGATGAAACTTATGGTATTGATTTACCAGATACTCAGACCCTAATTCGTAGAGCGGCAACATACCGAGCAAAAGGATAACTAATTAATATATTACTATCACTAGACGGCGTACTTAGTTCGGACACAGGAGAACCAATCCGAGCAGGAGTAATGCTTTACTATGCATTAAACACCAATAATCGTGTAGCCATTATGACCTCTAGAAAAACAGAGGATGCAGAACATTGGCTTAATTCTCACGGAATTATTAATTATGATGATTTAATTGATCGTTCTTTTTATTTAGAAGGCGAAGACTTAAAAAAGAGACAATTTGTTATGAGTCGTTCTCGTGCTCCAATAGAGATGTATGTTGATTCTGACCCGTCTATGTGTGCTTGGGTTTTTGAAGAACAAGGTATTCCAGCCATCATGTTTATGAATCCAGGATATTTGGCTGTAGAAAGACGACCTGATGCACCTAAAAAAGTTCGTACTTGGAATCAAATAGAGGAGTCTATTAATCGAGTAAATATTGCTCGTTCAAAGGATGCGGCCAATCCAAAAGAACTAGAGTTTTGGGATGACTAAATTAATTTTTTCAGGAACTGAAGTTGGTTCAAACCGTACCTTGTTAGAAGGTCAGAAAGTTGAGTCAATGGGACTCAACTATTGGGGTCTTAGAAAACGTGGTTTACCAAAAACTAAACTTTGGCTTATTAGCGAACATTTTACTCCAGAGACTAAAGTTTATATAGAATCTGGGGCAGCACAAGCGGACAAAGCAGGTCTATCTAAAGAAGAATTATTAGAGATAGCCGCAGACTATCAAGAGTTTTTAGTCAATAACGCTGATAGAGCAGAGGCTTTTCAAGAATTTGATTCACTTACTTTAGGGTTAGATTGGGTAGAAAAACAACGTCCATTTTTTGGTAATGATCCAAAACTATGGGTAGTATGGCATGAGGAATATGGGTTGTTAAATCTTAAGGATATCTCTGAAAAGTACAAAAACGTAGTAGTGCCTTATGCTGAAATTGAGTCAGTAACTAACTTAGCAGCCGTTACACGGAGTTACTCTAAACAATTTAATACCGTCTATCACGCCCTTGGATGTGCTAAACCAGATAACTTAAGACAGATACCATTTGCTACAGCCAGCACATTGTCTTGGTTATCACCTATGCGAAGAGGTGAAACTATTATTTGGGATGGAACTAAATTAGTTCGTTATCCAAAGAGAATGAAAGATCAAGCACGACCACGATACAAGCCCATTGTAGAGAAGGCTGGACTAGACTATTTGGAGTTTGTCCAGGATGGTACCCTTGAAGCAACTAGAGTTGCGGTATGGTCTTACAAACGATTAGAGGAGTCTATGGATAAGAAAAGCCCAAATTTTCACATCATCAATGGTGGTAAAGAGGAGAAAGTATCTGATAATAGCGATGAGTTGTTAACAGGTTTAATGGGATTTGAATTACCCTCTTCTGATAACAGTGAGGTTGAAGTGCGGAAAAATTCTGCAAATGAAGTGATACAAAGAGACCCTTTAGAGGTTCAAAACTTGCCTGTCTTTGGATATAAAATGAAGACAATAGTTGAAACTGATGAAGAGGGAAAAGATGTTCTTAAAGATGTCCCAATTATTAATAATCAACATTCGTCACTTCGTCAGTGCAATACCTGTTTTGTTGCTTCAAACTGTCCTGCTTTCAAGCCTGACAACAGTTGTGCTTTCAACCTTCCTGTTGAAGTAAAGACTAAAGATCAACTTAAGGCTTTATTGAACGCAATCATTGAAATGCAAGGCCAAAGAGTGGCTTTTATGCGTTTTGCAGAAGAGATGAATGGCGGATATGCTGATCCCAATGTATCTCAAGAAATTGATCGGCTGTTTAAACTTGTTGGTAATTTAAAAGAGTTAGAAGAAAACAGAGAGTTTGTTCGCATTACCGCAGAGCGTCAAAGTTCTGGTGGCGTTCTTTCTGCAATATTTGGTGATAGAGCACAGGCTCTTCGAGAGTTACCTGATGCTTTAAAAGAAGATACTGTAACAAAAATTATTCAACAATCAATAGAAGATTAGTTATCTGATAACAGTAAGTGGAGAGTAGTGGAACACAGTGGAGGGAACTTTACCCTTTTGTCTAAGGCATAAGTACTCTACCAAGTTAACAAGTGTGTGATAGGTTAAGACCCGTCACAATACGCATTCCCATCGAGGGGTATTTGCATCCAAACAGAAATAGTGGGGGTTTACCGATATGTTTTCTTTTAAGTTAGCCGAAGAGTTTGTTACACCATATAAGAGTTTAAAGGCTCCCTTCGGATATCAAGATGCCGCTGGTAATTCCGTTGGTGAAATAACTTTTCTTAGGACCTATTCACGACTTAAAGCAGATGGTACTAAAGAAACTTGGGTTGACGTTTGTGAGAGAGTAATCAACGGTATGTATTCTTTACAAAAAGACCACGCTAAAACAAACCGCTTACCTTGGTCAGATGCTAAAGCAGCCGCCTCAGCCAAAGAGGCTTTCGACCGTTTGTGGAACTTAAAGTGGACACCACCAGGTAGGGGTCTTTGGGTTATGGGTACTCCGCTTGTAAATGAAAAACGTAACTCAGCAGCCTTACAAAACTGTGCGTTTGTATCGACTGGCTCAATGACTAAGACCGATCCAGCAAAGCCTTTTGCGTTTTTAATGGAGGCTAGTATGCTTGGTGTTGGAGTTGGGTTCGACGATAAGGGTGCCGACAAAGACTTTACGATTTACAAACCGCAGGAGGGGGAAATATATGTCATTCCAGATACCAGAGAAGGCTGGGTCGAGTCAACGGCCACGCTTATTAACTCTTACCTACGATCAGACTCAAAACGTCCTAGGTTTGATTATGCAGAAATTCGCAAGGCAGGCGAACCCATCAAGACATTTGGTGGAACAGCAGCAGGTCCAGAACCGCTCATTAAGTTACATAATTACATCGATGGAATCTTCAAAGAACGTGCTGGTGAGAAACTTACCCGCATTGATATTGCTGATATTGGGAACCTTATTGGGGTTTGTGTTGTATCTGGTAATGTTCGGCGGTCTGCTGAGTTACTTATTGGTCGAATTGATGATGAAGATTTCTTAAATTTAAAGAACGCAGAAAAATTTCCAGAAAGAAACTCTTACAATCCAGAAAAACCAGGATGGGCTTGGATGTCCAACAACTCTGTATCGGTAAATGTTGGAGATAATTTAGATAACATTATTGACGGCATTGCTCGTAACGGAGAGCCAGGAGTTGTTTGGATGGATATCTCGAAACAATATGGTCGTCTCATTGATCCAATTAATAATAAAGATTGGCGCATTGCAGGATATAACCCCTGTGCAGAACAATCTCTTGAATCTTTTGAATGCTGTACTTTAGTAGAGACCTATCTAAATCGCCACGACGATATAGAAGATTTTAAAAGAACTCTAAAGTTTGCTTATCTATACGCTAAGACGGTAACCCTTATCCCTACGCACTGGGAAGAAACAAACGCCATAATGCAAAGAAATCGGCGCATTGGAACTTCTGTTTCAGGAGTGGCTAACTTTGCAGATAGAAAAGGATTACCAATACTCCGTCAGTGGATGGATGAAGGATACAAAGTAATCAAGACCTACGACACCACTTATTCTGAATGGCTTGGTATTCGTGAGTCAATCAAGATGACTACCGTGAAGCCAAGTGGAACAGTTAGCATCTTGGCAGGTGAATCACCTGGCGTTCACTGGACTGTAGGCGGAGAGTACTTTAATCGTGCTATTCGGTTTGCAAACTCTGATCCAATGTTGCCTTTGTTTAAGATGGCTAACTACAGAGTAGAACCAGCAAGTGAATCTCCAAATACTACTTCTGTTGTATTTTTCCCAATCAAATCTAATGCTAGACGTTCTGAAAAAGACGTAAGCATTTACGAAAAGATGGCTCTTGCTGCAACTGCACAAAGGTATTGGTCAGACAACTCTGTAAGTGTGACTATTAGTTTTAATCCTGAGACCGAAGCCTCGGCTATTGGTACGGCTTTGCATATGTATGATGGTCAACTTAAAACCGTATCCTTCTTACCTTCTGGTAATGCTACCTATCCTCAAATGCCTTACACTCAAATCACTGCTGAAGAATATGAATCAGAAGGAACTATGAAATTATTTCCAATTGATTTGTCAGGAGTTTATGCTGGTATGGCTGCTGATGCTATTGGTGAGGCTTACTGTACAACCGATGCCTGCGAAGTTAGGCTAATTAAAGATAATCAATAGCCTTCTGCTATTGCTTTGCCTTTTGCTTATGCTTTGCTCTGCTTTGCTGTTGCTTTGCAATATGCTGTCTTGTGAATTTCTACTTTATCTTCAATATTTAATAAAGGTCTAATATTTACATTATTTTTAAGAACTACCTTTGTTATGGCTCCTTCACAAACAGAGCAAACTAATACTAAACACTCTGTTGTTGTGTAATCTTTTCTCCAACCTAAATGAATTAATTTATCCCAAAACAATTTTTCGGTGTAAGGCAGATTAGGTTCTTTGTAATGTTTATATTGTTCTTGCTTATGCTGTATGTATTGCTTATCTAATTCTATATAACGATCTACGAAAGAGTGTTCTCCCATGATTGCCCCTAACTAACTGACTAACTTCTCCTGGCTGCCAGGTAAGTTAGTTTTAAGATAGCCCCACCATCTCTGATGGGGCTTCTCCTATTGCTTCTCCTATTGCTTTGCTTGCTTATGCTTCTGCTATGGCTTCTGCTATTGCTTTGCGTTCTTTGCTGGGAACTGTTCCATTAACTGCTTAGTCTTTGGAGTAAGTCCATGCCAAGAACTCCAATCTTTACCGCCTCTACTCATGTAGTAAGCGATCTTTGCATTAACCACAGGGTTGAGCAATTCGGCATTATTTTCTAAACCAAATTTTTCTCTACGATCTTTGCCTAACTCTCCGATCATGTTTATTTGAAACATGCCCCACGAGTTATCACCTGTGTTTGTATTAGGATTGTGAGCGAGGGGTCGCCCATTACTTTCTTTCTTAGCAACTGCCCATGCTTCTTTCAGGTCTGTGCCTGTAAAGCCTACGGCATGAAGCAACTCAACCAATTCAAGATCGGTTAACTTATGAGTATTTTCATACTTCTTTAAGGTTGCTTCGTTTGTTGTTTCGCTAACTATTAGTGCTTCGGCTCTTGTTGGTGCTATGGCATCTGATGTAGTTGCTACTCCAAATGCTACGGCTAAGGTCGAAATTGACCCACCAAGTATTAAAGCCTTTAGTCTTGCTTGGGCTTTTGCTGATGCTTTGGCTATTGCCTTTGGCATCTGCTCGGCTCTTATTCTTGCGTTTGTTTTCATCATCACTCCAAATAGTCGTTGGCACTTTCAGATGCCTTTGACTGGTGTGAACGAAGGCGGTGTAAATACCGCTCTGTCGTCTTGATCGATTGGTGTCCTAATCGCTCTTTTACTTCATGGACATCTATGCCGTTCTTTAACAACTGCGTAGCGTTTGCATGTCGTAAATCATGAGTTCTAGGCGACCAGCCGATTGCGGACTTGGCTATTGCTTTGTTCCAAGTTGTTCTCCATACATCACGAGGCATGTGGCTCATATTGTTGATGAAACTCCCTTGCTTGTGCTTCTGCTGATGCTTCTGCTTTGCCTTACGGCTTCGGCTTCTTACCTGCTCTGCTTCTGCTAGTGCTTCTGCTTGGGCTTTGGCTTTGCGGTAGTTTGCTACTGCTTGCCTACACCCTTCGCATCTACAACCCCCATGTGTATAGGAGTAAAGAGTTCCATGCTGGAACTGTTTTCCGCCTTTCTCGAATGGTCGAGAGGGCTTTGCGCTTCGTGAACCTTTAAGTTTACCTTCCGTTAAGAGTATTGTTCTTGGAAACATCAGATCATCTTTTGCTATGCCTTTTGCTAGGACATACGCATTTAACTGCTGTAATAGGGCTTTTCCTATTACTAGGCTTCTCTTATGCCCTGACTTGGTGGCATCTATCACCATGAACCTAGTTCCATTGTTGTAATTTGTTCCTAGATCACTAACTCGCCTTTGAATAAAGATTTCGCCAGTTTTGAAATTAATGTCTTTTGCTCTTACTTCCGTTGCTTCACCAAACCGACACCCACTTGCTACTAAGAATTGGGCGAATAATTTAGTTCCTTGTGTCGGTAAATGCTTAATGATCTCCTTAAACTCATCAGGGTCTAGGAGATTAGATATATTGGCATGATTGACCTTGATCTTAATTCCATGTGTCGGATTGCTCTCTAATTGACCAGCATTAACCAACTTTGAAAACATTGAGCCAAGAGAAGCCTTCACCTGATTTAAGGTGGCAGGTCTAACTCCCGATAGTTTGAGATCATCAATTAACTTAACTAGGTCTGAAGGCTTCAGGGAAGTTAGTTCTCGATCTCCTATAACTGGAATTACAAATCTAGTTAAGACCGACTTATAGCCCTTTTTTGTGATCGGCATTAGATCAGCCACCGCCAGCCATTGATCTACAAAATCAACCACCCTTAAATTAGCCTTTGAGGGGGCTTTTAAGCCCTGCTTCTCGGCTTGTATGGCGTGATACATGGCTTCGGTTTCATTAGCCCATGTGCCAGCCGATAAACGGCGATTTTGAAGCCTGTAATAGCCTGTAAATCTGCCGTTGCGTTTAATCACATACGCCATAAGTTGCCCCTTCTACTGGCGAGTAATGACCCTTCTACTGGCGAGTAATACTACTGGTGAGTAGGTTCTTAATCAAAAGATAAGCCCCTAATCCAAATCGGACTAAGGGCTGAACTATCGGCTACATAGGGAATTAGGCGGTCAGGCTTGGAACTAACTTGGTGGAACACCAGACAAGTTAGTTATTGAGCGTGAACTAACTTTTCTGGAATTAAATAAAGTTAGTTCAATCTACCAACTGGCTTGATAACTAAATCCTAATTCGTGATCGCTCTCTAATAGGGAAGTAATTAAATCAATCGTGTATTCCAGTTGGTAATAGTAATGATCGGTCAGATCACTACCACCAAAGAAAAATCCGTCAACTGGTGGAAGTGGATTTTGAAAAGTATCAGGAGTTAATTCAGTTTCTAAACTATTTAAGTAATCGCATAATTGATAAAAAACTTTTTGGTTTTCTATCTGATATTCACGACTAGGATTAGCCAAAGCCTTAATACAATCATTTTTTAATTGTAATAAATCTTCATCACTTAAATAAATTACTTGGCACTTATCAACGCCTTCTCCACACTTATCAACAATCCAGCCATGAATAGAGTTTGCTTTGCGCCAATAACCAACCATTGATTTAACAATTAAAGCAGAAAAATCAGGAGTTGGTAAATCTTTTAATCCAGCAAGATTTTTAATTTTGGTATAAGAACCAGTTTTATCAGCACCGCTACCAATATATTTTTCAGCATACAAATACATATCTAAACCCATTACTTGATCTCCTTTACAATTTTAATAGCAACATCAATAGCGTTGATAGCACCTGTATAGGTTGCGTAATCTGAATTGCCGTCTGCTTCTGTATTTTGTTGTTCTAATTCCCACAACTGGCGTAGATTTAACAATTCAGTAATTGCTTGATCTTTATTCATTTTCAATCTCCAATTCTCTCTCTGATGCCCATTGTTTTATGGTTGTTGTTAACCAAACTGGTGTTCTCCCCATGTATTTGTCGGGTTTGGGAAGGGTGTTGCGATTTAGATAACTGTGTAGAGTTTCGATCTTTAATCCAGTTAGTTTTGCTATGTCTGTATTTGTTAGCCATTCGCTCATGTTTATCTTTTAACTTTCTGCTTAGTTTCATTAGGTTTAGTTCCCCACTTTGTAGTTTTAGTTTCCGTATCAGCCCATAGATAAGGTAAATCTACTGGCACATTAAATTGATAATAAGTATTATCTTTACGATTTAGATTACTTTGATGCGAATTATGAAGTTCTGAATTACCAAACCAAAAAGGTAATCCAGTATCAGGGAAGGTTGGGTGTATTGCTACAAAACTGGGCAACAAAGTATCTTTGTAGCCACGATCTATCCACTCTTGGCAGATCGCAATTCCGTATTCACACAAAGCCTTCTCATGCCCACGCCACATCTTTGTAGCAGGGTGATTACGCCAGCCCTGACTAATACCCATTAACGCCCTAAGTATTTGCCACGCTTCAACTCGTTGCTTACCTAATCGCCTGTAATCAAGAGCCTTAGCAGACTTAACAAAGTCAGGATAAGGAATAAAAGTATTAACCATTGATACCACTCCTATATTGTTTGCGAAGCAAACTTTGGCGTTCAATCTCAGTTAATCCACCCCATACGCCATATCTAACTTTGTTAGATAATGCGAAAGATAAACATTTAGTTTTAATTGCTTGATCGCAATTACCACAAAAAGTTTTGGCTTTTTTAATACCAATTACATCAGTTGGATCAGGAAAAAAGATTTCAGGGTCAACTGTTTGGCATGGCGCATCATCAATATCTTGTGGAGTAGGTGTGGTTAATTCAACTGGTTTTACTACTTTTCTTGCTTTAGTAAAAGACACTTGGCTTTTAGGTCTAGTCATGTTTGATCTCCATTACTATTAGATATTTGTTCAACAAACTTCTCCATAATTTCAACTAAATCATTAGGTTCTAATTCAGCAACATTTAAGAGTATTTCAATCATGTGTAGTAAGCCCCAAACTAACATTTCAGGTTCTAATCCCTGATCTGTAATTAATTTGTTTAGGTGTTCGTTGGCTAAATACTCTTTTACTTCTTGTGGCAAACTATCTTGCCGTTCTTGATCTAACTTAAACCCACGAACAATTTTAATAAACTCATTAGCAAAGTTAATAGATTTAATTAAATCCATTTGTTCTTGGTTCATTGGCTCTCCTTTGTAGTAAATAGTTCGTTCAAGTAATCGTATTTAGGTAATCCATTGTTATTTTGATGCCCAGTATCATCACCGCAATCAACGCATTGACCTAATACTGGAACTTTACAACCGCACTCACAATTACATTCAGGCTCGGTGCTAAACACTTCATCAAATAAACTTTCATCAAGTAAATCATCAGCCATTTTTATTCTCCCTTAATTGATTTAGATATTCCGTTTCTATCTTTCTAATCTGTATTCTTGAAGTTCCAAACATACGAGCAACTTCGGATAAAGATTTTTGATACGCAATTCTTTGGTGAACTATCTTTTTCTTTTCATTTTCATTAAACATTACTTACTCCAATTCTATTAGGAGTTGAGTAGGCGCAGATACGGCTCGTTTTATTATCCAAAGCAAATTAAGGAAATAAAAGTCTTGACCGCCCTTCACAAGTGAAAGGAGTGGGGAATGAAAACAAAACCCCAGTAAGGTCTTGTGTTAACGCCTACCCAACAATTTTAAGTTAGCGAGAGAGTGATCTCTTTTGTGTTTCTACGCAGTTATAGCAAAACCAAAGAATGTCCTGAGAATAGTTATCAGTAATTGTTTTGCCATTATTGCGAACGCCTTGCTGACCGCATTGATCACATAAATCTAATTCGTGATCTTGAACTTGTCTAACAATTTCTACATAACCCATTTACTTACCACCTAAATAACATTGATCAATAGTGCCAAAGCAATAGTGATCACCGACCCAGTTAATATGTGTTGCTAAGTAATAAATCCCAACTGCTAACGCACTCCAAAAAAGAATACGAACCGCAGTTCGAACTCGATAATAAGTTTTTGATCTCATTTATTTACTCCTTTCTAAAAATAATTGGTATCTCCAACTATTTTGTTCTTGATGAGTTTTAATTCGGTGGCAACTGGAACACCTAACAACGCACTTTTTAATTTCTGATTTAATTAATTTAGAAAGTTTGTTGCTACCAAGCGCAGTTCCGATATTAAACTTTTTACTATGTAAGTGATCGAACTCCAAAGCCAGCACATTACCTTCACCACAATCAATACAAGGATTTTGTAGTAAATAATTAAATACAAACTCCCTTACTTCTTTGTGATTAGTTTTGTGTTTTTCCGCTTGTCTGATAGACACACAAGGCTTACAAGCCCCTTCATAGCCTTTATTACCGCTTGCGTGTGATTTAGGTTGAAAGCGAGATAGTGATTTGATCTTGCGACAATAACTACAACGCCTTCTACCCTTAGCAAGTAAGTTTAATTTTTCTGCTTTGCGGGTTGATGAACCTTTACGCATTAGGGCAAAGCAAGATTTACACCTTGCCCTAACTTTGTATTTTCCGTCAATGTGTTTATTAAACCGATTAAGTGGTAGAGCAGTAAAGCAACCTATACACACTTTAGTTCGTTTTAATTTAATTACGGATTTATTGGTAGCCACAAACAATCCAATCTAAGTGTCTTATATTTAAGATCACTATGGTTTGACGGAGTTAGATAAGCAACATTAAATCTGCTACCAGTTGTGGATACAATTTTGCCTTTACGCAAACGCCCATGCGCTTGAATAAACACCTGATCTCCAACATTAATGTTGTATGGATTTTTTGTATCGTATGAACCAATCCTTTCATTAGAAATAGAAATTAATTCATCTCTCACATCTACAATTTGTGAAAGTAAATCTAATTTCTTTTGGCATTTTTTAATAACTTTATTGGGGTCAGTATCACCACCATAAATATAAAGCGTGGCAAGTTCACCTAACCAATTTAAGTTTTGTCGTGTATCGCCAACGCCACCGATTTCGTAAGCAATACCTTCGTAGTGAACAAAAGATTTAACATCATTTGCGTATCCACCAATTTCATTATCAGCCAAATAGTTATCAGTTGTATTTCCATTTAAGTCCAAAACTGATCTGAACTCATAATTAAACCCAACAATTATTAGTTGAAAACTTTTGTAAGTTTGTTCATCAAAAGTTATATCAATTAACTTCTGTTCAGTTAATACATCAAACTTATTGCGAGTGTGTGGTTGCCAAATTGAAGTGCTGGTATCTCCAACACTCCAATAGCCGTCTTTATTATTGAACTTAGTTTTTAATCGTTCAAGATAAAAACTATCTTTAGTTTGTGTAGTCATTAACCCACCAAATCTTTCGCTTCAAGAACTTTCTCGATTAATATGCTCATAGTTTTGAGATCAATACTCATCTCTGAAACTTCAATGTAGTTATCTCCAACTCTGCGATTGCGTTGGTCAACTGTTATGTGATTAGCACGATCACCAAGAATTGTTTTAAGAGATGCGATTAAAGAAGCAGAAACTCTTTCGTGGTATTCCCTTGCTTCACGCTGTTTGCGTTCACGCTCTTTCTGTTCTGCTTCTTGCTTTTGGCGTTCCAGTAATTCTTGTTGCTCTCTTTGCGCCCACTTTGGTTCAAGAGTTGCGTATTCAGCAACAATGTCTTGTGGTCTAGCCAACCAAAAGATAGTTGTTGATGCTTGTCCTGATTGAATGTAATCATCTGAACAAACTAAATAACCAACATTACGAGAACCTTTATTTGCTGGCGCAAAGTTTTGATCATCTTTTTTATCTGATCTATAAACTTTGTATTCATATTTATCAGTTGATACAAGAGTTGCGTTAGCAACATGATTGCGTTGAACACGATCAGGATTTTTCTTATCGCTTGATGAATAATCCCATGCTGGAATTACGCCATATTTAGTTCCTATTTTTAGTTCTGCGGATTTCATTTATTTATTCTCCTTAGTTAGAAGGGTGGAACATAGCCCCCCGACCATGTTCCACCACATTTGTTTGTTATGCGTTAACTAATCGCCGACTAATCGCATACTTCACGATTGATTTAGCCATGCTAATTAAGTTAAGGGGATTATTTACAATCGCACCAATTTCGCAATAGTGTGATTTTTCCTGATCAAGTTTTACTAATTCATCTTGATCAGCAATATAAGCAAAAGCAGTTAATACACCAGCATTACCTAGTTTCTTAATTGCTTCATCATTTTCTCTAACGGAATAATGTTCCCACTCTCCGTCAGTAATGGCAAAGAAAATACGAACTGGCTTTTCAGTTTCAGCAAGTATTTTAGTTGCGTAAGTAATTGCTTCTGTTGGATTAGTTCCACCCTGAGAGCCAGCATTACGAATTACACCAGTTGCTTTTTCATCAGCACGATACAAAATGTTTGTATGCGTATTGAATGTAATTACTGTGGTGTTTGCGTTAATGCGATCTAATGCTCTTTTAATCGCATACATAGCCCGATAAGCAGAAGTTTCTTTACTGCCACTCATTGAACCTGAATTGTCTAAAAGGATTACGCACTCGATCTCTGTGGCATCATCTTGACCTTCTGACCATTGATCAAAGATCGTATCTAAATCATCACCACGCATATATCTATGCGCCTGTAAGCGACCCTGTGATTGATATTTATTCCAAGCAGGGTCAAAGGTTGCTTTTAATCTTTCTAACTCTCTACTAAAAGATAGAGATGCTTGGAAAGTTTTAGCATCAGGAGTTTGATTATGATACCGAGATTTTTGTGGCTCTTTAGAATTATTAGTAGCAAGAGAAGGTAAGCCACCAATTTGTCTAATGATGTCGTTGATCTCGTTAGCAATCTGTTGATTATCTAATATGTTATTTAACATATCTGATAAAGCAGATTGATCATCAGGAGTTTGATTACCAGCAGTTTTACCATTACCAGTATTTTTATTTTGATCTGTTAAATCAATTTCAATTACTGGTTCTGATTTTAATTGTTCTGCCAATTTAGCATCATCTTTAATAGGTTTTGTTTTAGCCCTATCACGATCACGCTTTTGTTGAATTGGTGGAACTGGGCGAGATGTTGATGAACTCTCTATACCTTCATGCGGTCTATCACCATGACCAAATGGAGATTTAATTGAGATCATAACTTTCTTGCCACCATTACCAAGTAAATCTTTTTCCCAATCCGCTAATCCGTCTTGGGAAACTTCTTGTTTTGGCATTAACGCATCAAATCGTTTGATTAAATCTTTTGCTAATTCAGTATCATCAGGAAAAATTAATACACGATACTGGTCAACAATTTCGCAGATTTCATCTAATTGATCTTGGAACTTATATGCGTTGCGTGATCGTGCCAACAATTCAGTTGGTAGATATTGCCGACCACGCAATAAGCCATACGAAGTTTCAAATGCTTTTGGGTCATCAACAAAGTGAATAAGAATTGTTGATGTGAACCAATCAATCGTTGACGGATAACGAGTTGTAAATAAAGTTTCAATTCGTTGATCGTCTAACGCATTGTAAGCAAATAAATAATCATTATCTCTACACCATTCAAAGATTTCAGAACCTTCTCTTGGTGTATAAAGAATGTGGCTAACTTCGTGTAAATCAAGACCACGCAATCCAGCAATTTCTTTTGCTGTATTTAAGTTGCCAAGTAATCGAGAGTTAAAACAAACATGACTAGCACCTGACCAAGCAGGTGCGTTTATATCCGCATGTTCAACTTTAACTTCAACCTTACGAAGTGTTAATGCGGAATTAACTCTGCCAAAGAATTGAGCAAATCGTTCAACTCTTTGGCGTTTAATTTCCGCTTCTTGCTTCTGCTTATTTTTTAGATCAGATTGGGCTAAAGCCGTATCTAAATCTAAGAATGGATAATCCATTTATTTATTCCTAACTAAGCGTTAACTGTTTCAAGTAATCCGAGATCGGATTTGATGTTGTATTCGCTACCTTCTAGCAACATACGAACTGCTGGCTTCTCATCATCAGCAAAGTTATTAACAAATACTTCACTAGCAAACTCATAAGAAAGACCCTTAGCAAGTTTCTCGAATGTTTTTAAGATACGAGTTGATACTGGAGTTTCAAATATGGTTGATGAATTAGAAACATCACTAACACGAAGCGTTGAACGCATACCATTAGCAAGTTCCAGTAATGAACTTGAACTAAGGATTTGTTTTTCAATCTTTGTGTCGTAGTTGTAAGTTAACTTAATTGCGAAGCGATCTTTCCACGCTTCATTAAGTAATTGAGTTCCACGATAATTAGGGTTCATATCAGCAACCACTAATAAATCAGGGTGAGCATGGATAACTTCGTTGTCGTGGCTCATCAATGTAATTGATCGGCGATCATCTAATAAACTCATTAGATATTGTGAAAGATTTTTTGGTGCGTTATTTAATTCGTTAATTAATAACACGCCACCTTCACGAACGATCTTTGTAATTGCGCCGTCAATCCACTTTAACTCGCCGTTGCTATCAGGAAATAAACCGCCAGTTAATTGTGTGAAATCAAGTGCGTTATTAGAAGGAACGGCAAAGAAGTTCATTTTGCGTTTTGATGCGTAAGCCATAGCGGAAGTTGTTTTACCAGTTCCAGCATCACCTTCAATTAACACATTCATTTTGTTTTCAAGTGAATAGTCATACATCTGAGTTTCGGTAATACCACCACCGAAAGATCGTTCAATGTAATGCCCAGTTTGTTCCAGCGAAGGAACAAAGAAGGATTTGTTATTTGTTGTAGTCATTTTGTTTTCCGTTTCTATTTGTTGGTTTGGTTTGTATTACTGGGGAATTGAATTGTGTTAGCAATAACGGAATAAAGACGATCTCTTTATCTATTATGGAGTTCTATGTAGGCACACATTGGCTAATCTGTTGTCGTTCATAAATGAAGGAACAAAACTCAAATGATTAAATAGCAACCATTTGATATTCAGAAAACCGCCCGAACCTATTTAATCGGTTATTACTAACACAAACTTATTTATTTGTATTCAGGTATTACCACATCAGGGTCTTTTTCAATAATTGATGAAGCGAGTAAAACATCATCAAGTTGGTCGCTAACCAATTCAATGAACGCTTTTTGTTCAGCCACTTTTTCATCAAGAATAATCTCGACCTGATCAAACAAAGGTATTGCCATTTCAATAAAGAACTCAGGGGCTTCAAGTTCCTTCATCTTTATTATCATGGTTTTTAATGATGTAAGTAATAACGCAACTTCATCATAAGTTAGATCATTAATGATCATTTTTTTGTTTTCCATTTATTTTAGTCCTTTGACTATTTTGTTGATGTTTAAGTTTTTCAAAACATCAAGAGTGTAATTATCGGAACGAGTAGAAAAGAACCGAGTTCCATTAGATAGAACGAGATCAATTTGGTTAATTGAGATTGTTCCAGTAGCAACGATATTTCCGTTTGTATCTATATATGTATTTGTTTTCATTACTTATTCCTTTTGTTGGGGGGAAGGAATTAAGTTCTATATTAAGTTGTATTGAATACATTATGTATTCACCACTATTACTGGTAAAGATAATTCGCAGATTATTTATTGCCAGTAATAGCAGAAAACACATATAGCAATATGTTTATTTTATTTATTATTAATTAACTTCTTAGTGCTTAGATCAGATTGGATACTGTCGGCATTTGTTATTAACAAAACTATCCATGATTAATTAATAGAAAACATATTGATTATGTTTGCCTAATTCTCTATGTAATTAATAGTTAATTGATTTGCTATCACCTTAATAAGTTCCCGAAGGATTTAATGACTTATTAAGTTCACTAGAGTTCAATCTCTATCTAGGCTTTTTTCACTTGAAAATTATTGATCTTTTGCCCCTAGAGGTTTCTAAAAAGATCAAACTTTTATCGTTGTGTGCCTGAGCCGATTTTAGCACAAAATCCAGTTGACCTTGATCACCTGATAGGAGTGGCGGTATGTCCGATTTGCCCGATTGAGCCTGAGAGCCTGAGCGTGGGGGCTAACTGGCGAACTGGGGCTGGAACTAACTATCTCGAACACCCGTTCGAAATTGCGAACTTACTCATGGTGGCGGTGGCGGTGGTGGAAGCAAGTTAGTTGCGAACTAACTTTGGGAGTTGGTCATCAAGTTAGTTAGTTAAGTGTGTGCGCCTTGTGAGAGATGTTTAGTTAATTAGTTATGTGGGAAATTGCGCCCGAAGTATTTTTTTCCAGTAATAACTAAGAGAGATATATATAAGAGATAGATAGATACATGTTCCATGTCTAATGAATAGTTAATAGTTAATAGTTATGTGATGCCAAGAGATACTAATTGCTACATGGAACATGTGGCTATGTAGTGATGCGTATGCGTTTGATCAACTGGCTATTACAAGGAGATAAGGCACTAATGATGTATTGATCTGATAACAACTCGGAGAGTTGGCTAATAGGCTGGTGGTATCCGTATTAACAAACTGTTGCCGTAGTCAGTAGCCGAACGCTAATTAGTTATGCCGTCATCAAATAGTCATCAAGCCATGTGGAACACATAGTTATTGAGCGCATGTTAACAAGATCGCACCTGATTAATAGTCAGGGGAGATTGTTAACACTAATAAATTGCCAAGACCCCCCCACCATTAAACGCCAGCGCACAGGGGACCCCCCAGGTTGGAGACATGGTTGACGTGTTTAGGCCAAAGCAGTAGCCGAAAGAGGTCTAGGATGAGGGTATATGCGGATGTAGCGCAATTGGTAGCGCACCACCTTGCCAAGGTGGATGTTGCGAGTTCGAGTCTCGTCATCCGCTCCACTATATATAATAAGGCTATGGAACAGCATTCACACCTATTTGATGAAATAAAGGCTAGTACACGCCTGCAGATGGCCAAGGAGATACTTAAGGGTATCAAAGGTCTAAATTTATCGGCCCCTACCATTGACCAGATAACTCAGATAGTTAAGGATGCCCAAGAAGGCCCCTAATAATTTTTTCTCAGTACTAACCAAAGCAGTAGCCAAGAGGGTATAGGGTTTATCCCATGAGTACTAATGACTGCGCCACTAAGTGCGAATTTGATCTAGATATGGATGGTCAAGTAACCTGCGTGATGTGTGGTGCAAGAAACCCAACTTGGGGCAATTTACCACCAACTGAGTTTGAGGAGTAGTCATGTATCTATTTGGTCTAGAGTTGCGAAGAGATCGTCGTACTAAGGATGTAGTCATGGTCACCTGTTCCAGGTGCTCTAAGGACTATATGATCTCCGCAGACAATATGCGAGTTCCTAATTACTGTTCGAGTTGTAAATAACTGATCGGAGAATCAAATGATCTTAATAACTGACTTCTTAGCATTGACTTGCGTGAGCGTCGTAGCGATATATGTGTTGTGGGTATCCCGCAAGGCTGGTAATCCCGTATATCTAGTAATGAAGATCTTGTCGGTGATGATTGCCTTACTCTGGATTGTTGCGGCATTTTTATATTCTCAGCAATAACTAATGCCATATAAGGACAGGAAGTCCGATAAGGCTAAGGCGACTAGTAAAAAGGCAGGTAAGAAGTACTACCTTAAAAATAGAGGCGCCCAGTTAATCCGTAATAAGACCAAGAAGGATCAGATACGTGATTACATCCGTAAGTATAAAGAACATAGAGGATGTATGGATTGCGGCGTTAAATATCCTTACTATGTCTTAGATCTAGATCATCGTGATCCAAGTGATAAGAAGTTCACACCAGCAGCATTACACAAGACAGGCAGTTGGGAGAAGATGATTAAAGAGATCCGCAAGTGCGATGTCGTATGTTCTAACTGTCATAGGCAGAGGACCCACGAGAGAGGGCACTACACTCATACCAATCTGTAATTTTGCACTTGTCCTAATAGATGTTATGATTTGCAAGTAATCTCCCCATCAGTGGGGGGTTATCTAAAACGGCCCACGGTATTGGTATCGTGGGCTGTCTCTTTTGTTATTACAAGGAATACATAGCCCAAAATTTTTGAAACTCGAAGAGTTGGTTAATGGCTATGTGGTAGATCATTGCTAAAACATAAAACAGCGCCCTTTAAATTTTTTGCAATAGCCACTCCAGACAGTAGCCACAATGTCACAATACATTCATGGCCAGATATGCAGAATTCCAAGACTCAGCAGGAAGACACTACGTTGAGCATGATATGCCTGAAGAGACGGCATACAAGCATCCAATCCGTTCCTACGGTGATGCACGTCGTCTTTCTGTATATGATCCAAAAGATTCAACGCCAAGAGCAGTTGATCCAAAGGGTGGCGGAGTTAGAGAGAATCCAAAGGGTGAACCAGGATTAGTTGGTTACTCAGATTTCTATCGTGAGCCTGTTCGTGATTCTGGTATTACATTTGTAACTAAAGATCAAAAAGGCAATGAG